TATAATATTTATATTATATATATTATATATTATATATATTATATATTATATATTATATTACAAATATATAATTATTTTCTGTATATATGCTATTATATCGCATTTTTTGTTATATTAGCACTCAAAATATGTAAGATATGAAAGATATTAAAGTTCTTAATGAAAACGATATTAGTCTTGTTGATAAGACTAATTATCTTTATGCTGATAAAAACGATATTGTTTATTTACGTGCTACTGATTATTTTCCTATTTCTATGTATTATGCTAATATTCTTGGTATGATATTTGATTTAGGTAAAGAAGATATTATTGTTATGAAATTTATACTTGAACATCCTAATATTACTAAACGAAAGATACGTGAGATGTATATTTATGAAACTAATAAAAGTAATATGACTTTTGAACGTGCTATTAAAGAACTTACTAATAAACGTATTATATGTGTAGACGTTGAAGATAATATTATTATTAATAGTAATTATAAACCTATCAATAATATTAATTATTCTAAATATATCGTTATTGACGCTACTGCCGCTACTAATCGTTATACCTCCCCCGTAGAGGGATAGCTGGGACTGTGATATTGTTATTGATATTTATCTTTTAACTTATAAAACAAATAATGTTATGATTACAATTAAAAGTACAAAAGCAAATTTTGGAGCTATCGTTCCAACTTCTCTTAATGAATTAAGTAAAGAAGTTCTTGAACAACTTGTTGAGAATATTAAATTGCCTAAACATTATGCTATTGTTTGTATGTGTTTTAAGACAAGTCTTTTTGATTTTATAGCTGTTGCTAAAAATCCGAAAGAAACTTCTGTCATGGTTATACCACTGCTGGCTAAAATTAGTGATGAAGATAAAGAACTTATTAATGCAGAAGTTGGTGATAAAATTATTATTGATAGAACTTCATTAGAACGTGGCTCACATCTTCATGTTCCTACTATGATTTCTTCTAATAATTTGCGCAATTATATATTTAATGATAGTATATTAACTAAGGCTATACTTTCTAAAAATGTTTCAAGTGGAGAACTTGATGATAATACTAAATTTGTTATTAAAAAAGGAAGTGATATTCCTATTTATGTTGTAGAATTTAAGATAGTAGCTGCGTCAGATATTAGAGCTTCTCTTGCTGTTGAAAGTAATATTAACGACCCTTGGATAGAAACTTGTTATCCTAAAACTGATACAGCAAAAGCCGAATGAGATAGAGTTATCCCTCTACGGGGTAGCCCGACAAGCAAGGCGAAGCGGAGCGTAGCCTGTGTTTAAGCTATAATTGCTATGACGGACGAACTCAATAAAGAAGTAACATCTATTGATGATATTGATTATACTATTCATGAAGTCAATTTATATGATGTTATTAAAGAATGTAAATTCAAAGATGAAGATGATGAATATATTTGTAAAATGATTATTACTAATCTTGAAACTATGGCAGCTAAGGAACTTAAGGAACTTAAAACTGTTTCTTTACCTGCAATAGGTCAACTTCGTATTAATCCTATTAATAGACAACTTAGAGATAATAAAGTTAAGCTTTCTACTATGCGTAAAATACTTGGCAAAGAACGATATAAAACTTATGTTAGAGAAACGGTTTTAGATTTGAAAAGAAAGCAAGAAGAATTTGATAAACAAAAATTGTTTATAAAAAGACTTAGAAGTCATAATAAAGTTAAATATGAAAAACTTTGCCGAAGTATTAATCGTTCTTATGCTGAATTATATCTTAAATCTATTGCTTGGTTAAATGAAATACCTTTTAATCAAGAATTTGAAGATAGATATAAAGAATTAAAATATTAAGATATGGCTGCTGTTGGAGTTATAATTGAAAAGATGTTGACGATAGATGATACTGGTATGCCAAAAGCTCCAACTCTTCGTCAAATACAAGATAAAGATGTTGCTCTATTATGGCAACGTGATACTTCAAAAGATAAACATAAATATATTGGTGAAGTTGGTATTATTTATTATTTAGGCGACCCTAAAAGTCCTGCTCGGCAACAAGGTCTTACTGATGCAGAAGCATTACAAATGGCTATTGATAATTTTAATCTTCCAAAAGATTATCAGCCTGATAGTTTAATTACTAAACTTATTGCTAAATATTATAAACAAAATATTACTGAAGCTGGAGTTGCATTGGAAGCATTGCATAAATCTATTCATCTTGTTTCTATTGCTGCTGTCAAAATTAATGATATGCTAAATAAAAAATTATCTAACGCTTTATCTGATGAAGATATTACATCTACGCTTACAATGATGGATGCGGTTAGTAAACGTGTTGCTGAAATACCATCGCTTACTAAAGCTCTTGCAACTGCTTATGACAATCTTCGTAATGAAGAAGAAGAGCAACTTGCACGTGGTGGTAAGAAGATTCTTTCAAGTATGGATGCTGATGAAGATATAATATAAGTTATGTTTACACTTCGCGATACAAGATATAATGATGTACGATTAATATTTAAAGAAGAAGGTCATAGTTATACTGATACCTTTGGAAATAAATATCTTTCAACAACTACTCTTTTACATAATTATAAAGAACCTTTTGACCGTGATTATTGGTTGAAGAAAAAAGCTAAGGAATTAAATATATCTGAAGCACGACTTGCTAAACAATGGCAAGATATTACTAACGAGGCTTGCGAAAGAGGAACAAGAACTCATAATGGACTTGAAGACGGTATTAAAGGTTCATCTATGTTTCGCGAAGCTGTTAAATATATGATACGACCAAACGGCGAAATGATTACTGTTGCTGATATTCCTAATATAGATATTAATGTAAAAGAGCTTGATATTAAAGAATTTATAGATTCTACTGAAAATAAATATCCTGAAATATATAATGTATTTAATTATTATACAAATAGAGGATATAAAATTTATTCAGAGATTGGAAGTTTTCTTATAGACTTTCTTGTTTCTGGTACTATTGATGTTTTATGTCTTAGAGAAGATGGTTTTGTTATTGGCGATTGGAAAACTAATCGTGGCGGATTAATTTTTGAAAGTGGTTATTATAAAAAAGATAAACGTACTAAACCTGCTCAAATGACTAATGAATGGATTAGTACTAATAAAACACTTTTAGCTCCTGTTAATAATCTTCCTGATTGTAATGGTAGTATTTATAATCTTCAAACTTCTATGTATGCTTTTATGGTAGAGCATATTCTTGGTATTCCTTGTAGAGGTATTTGGCTTTGTCATATTGATTCTGATTTTGTTCTTAATGAATATGGAATGCCAAAACGTTTTCCTGATGGTCTTTATCATATTAGAAAAAATCCTAAAGAAAAAGTTTCTTTATTTAAGATGAATTATCTTCGTGATGAGATTGTTCGTATTCTTAAAGATAGAAGACGAGTAGTTGATGCAGAACGTGTTAGAAGTAAAGATTTGTTTGAATGAAAAAATTGATATTATTAGTAAGTATTGTGATACTTACTTCTTGTACTTCCGAAACTGCTGTACAAGTTAAATACATTCCTATATATGATACTATTGATGTAGAAGATACACAACGTATAATTGCTCTTCAAAGACAACTTGATTTAACAAGAGATAGTCTTACTTATGTTAAAGATAGTCTTGGTGAAGATTTGTTTGTTGCTAAATATAAACTTGGACGTATTAAATATTATAATGATATTGCTAAAAAGGGTAATAATATTAAATATCTTAGAGGTTGGATTAATAGAGTATTAAATGAATAAACTATGAGAGAAAGAACTATTATATGTGAAGGAAATAACTCTAACAGAAAGTTTAGAGTAGTTAGAGATATTTATAGTCGATTTGGTATTGACTTAAATAATTATCATGTGTATACTGATATATTTTATGAAATGGAATATAAATTACAAGTTAAAATACTATGGTTTTGGGTTACTATTAAAACTAATCAATCTTATAAAGAAGAAGATGCCGATTATCTTTATAAAATAACTGTTTGTGATTTTAATCGTTTAGTAGATTGATATGGCTAAATTTGATATAGAATTTGATAAGGTTATTAAAGCTGAAGGTGGGTATGTTGATGACCCTGACGACGCCGGTGGAGAAACTTATCTTGGCATAAGCCGTAAAGCTCATCCTTATTGGAGTGGTTGGAAGATAATAGATAAGATTAAAAAACAATATGGTACTAAGAATATTACTAAACGTCTTAAAGAAAATGATGAACTTACTTCTCTTGCTAAGAATATTTATAAAAACGATTATTGGAATGTATTTGAACTTGATGATATTCCAAGTCAAGATATAGCTCATCAAATGTTCGATACCGCTGTTAATTGTGGAGCTTCTCGTGCAATACGTATTGCTCAACAAATTATAGGTATGACTGTTACTGGTAAATGGAGCGAAGAACTTAAATATAATCTTATGCAATATGGAAAGGAAAACTAAAATATGGATAATTATAATTACTCTAATTGCACTTCTTGTGGGTTGTATTATTGGTGTTGTAATCAAACAGAACAAAATCCATACACCTGCCAAATATCAACCTATTGATACATCGTATAATAAAGTTGTTTTAGATTCTATTGAATATCGTATTATAGAAAAAGATTCTACTATTAAGAAAATTAAATATCAAATGAAGTATGAAGTTAATAAAGTTTATACTCTTGACGATAGTGCTACTGTTAAATTGTTTTATCGGTTATGCACAAGTGAATAGGAATGTTCCCTCTACGGGGGAGATAAAACTATCTGATACGACAAATGTTATAATTCCTATTAATTATATTAAACAAGCTAATGTTAAAATGATTGAAAGACTTTATCTACTGCGTATTACTAATGAACAAGATTCTATAATACTTATGAAAGACAAATATATTAATGAACAACAAAAAATTATTGTTGATTTTCAACAAAGAGTAAAAGAAGCTAATAAGATTAATCAACAAATCAATACTGATTTAGTCAAACAACGTTCTAAATTTACGACTATTTGTTGGGGAGGAGGAGGTGTTATTATTGCTTTATTAATAGGATTATTAGTAAAATAAATATTATGGCAGAAACTAATTATCCATTTCTTGATTTTATAGAAGAAGATAAGTCGCATTATAAACACGCCAAAGATGTTGGTTATGTTGATGATGACGACTTATTTCTTATTGGAGATAGCGGTGGCTTTCTTATGAATATTCGGTCTGGATGGAAATTTATTAATACACATCTATTTTATGAAGTTGCCGATTATTATAGAGAATATAATAGATTTACTAATTATAAAGTAGATTCTATACCACATCGTCAATTTAGACGTCGAGAGCAATATCGTAGATTACATGGATATAGTGCTCCTTGTTTACAAGCTCCTGATGGTAGTATTCATAATGTTCGTATTACTGGTAGTCATTATAATTTTCTTAATTATTGTCGTATTGAACAACTTGATGAAAGAACAATTAATAAAGGTGCTGTAAGTACTGCTAAAAAACATTACGATTTTCCTAAATTTTTTGATAGTCAATTTTGGGTTTTTCATATTATGGAATTTGCAGAAAAAAATGGTTTTCATCTTCTTATTGATAAAACACGTCGTGGTGGTTTTTCTTATATGATGGCCGCTGATTCTGCAAATAGTGTTAATTGTCAATCTCGAAAAGTCGTTATTCACGTTGCTGTTGATAAAAAATATCTAACACAAACAGGTGGTCTTACAGACTTTGCTGTTAATGATTTGAAATTCTATGAAGAAAATACTCCCTTTGTTCGTGGTATATATAGTAGCATTAAGTCTGATTTTAGGCTTGGCTATAAATTGCCTAATGGTATCGAAGCTGATAAGTCTTGGCGTTCTGCTCTTATTAGTGTCAGTGCTGCAAATAATCCAGATTGTGCTATCGGTAAAGATGCTGTTAAAGTAAAAGTAGAAGAGGTTTCTACTATGGATAATTTTGATGAATTTATGAATGTTACTGAACCTGCTATGCGAACAGGTGCTTATACTACTGGTATGCTTTGTGCTTGGGGTACTGCTACATCTGGAGATATGCAAACTTTTGAACGTAATTTCTATGATGTTAAAGGCTTTAATTTTATGCCTTTTGAAAATGTTTGGGATAGAGATTGTCGTAATGAAGTTTGTGGTTTCTTTAAGCCTTATTGTTGGGGTCTTCAAGGAGAAATTAAAGGTGTTAAAGGAGTTGATGAAGACGGTAATAGTAATATAAGAATAGGTCTTGAAATTTCTCGTCAAGAAAGAATAAAGAAAAAGAATAGTGTTAAACGTTATTCTGATTATATTAACTATCTTGGTCAGTATGCTAATTTTCCATCTGAATCTTTTAGTAGTGCTACTGAAAATATATTTAGTTCTGAAGCATTAACTGCTTGGGAAGATAGACTTCGTGTTGATTCTGATTTGCATTTTTATACTGACGGAATGCTTGAAATGCAAGGAGATAATGTTGTATTTAAAAGTAATGAACGTTTACATTCTGAAGGTAAAGAAGTATCTGAATATATACTCGGTGTTCCTCGTCGTAGTCATGAATCTCCTTATGGTTGTATTAGACGATGGTTTGCTCCTGAATATGAAGAAGTTTCTGTTAATGGTAAATTAATTAAACAAATACCTGCCGGTCTTTATAGTATATGTTATGACCCTGTTGGTGTTGATAAAAATAAAGATGAGCTTACTCTTAAATATTCTCATAATGCTATTTTTGTATTTATGAATCCAAGTATTCTTAATGGTTATAAAGAGAAACTTGTAGCTGCTTATTATGGTCGTCACGATAGACTTGAACAAGATGATAGAATATGTTATATGCTTGCTAAGTATTATAATTGTATTGGAAGTGTTTGTGTCGAAATTAACCGTGGTGAAACTGTTTCTAACTTTCGTAAATGGAATGCTTTACAATATCTTGATTGTGAAGATTTAATAGTTTGGGATGCTACTTTTAAAGGTAAAATAAATACTACTTATGGATATAGTATGGCTGGTGAACAAAAGAAGCTTGATGCTATACGATTACTTAAAGAATATCTTTATGAAGTTATTGGTAAAGATGAAAATGGAAATGATATTTATAATTTTCATAGAATACTTGATTATCAAACTATACTTGAATTAAAGAAATATAGTCTTAAAGGTAACTTTGACCGTGTTTCTTCTTTACTACTTAGAGCTATTGAATGGAAAGGTAAACAACTTAGAGCACAAGATGAACTTAATAGTCGTAAAGAACTTACTGGTGTTAATATTGATAATCAAGATATATTACAAAGAGAATGGTTTTAATGATTAAATATATAATTGTGAAACAATGAGAGCAACTTTTCAACCTTATGATTTTCCTAATCAACGTGTTCCTAATTCTAAAAAGAATGACCCTGAATGGTATGCAAATTGTTGCGATTGGATTATTGCACAAGGAATTGGACAACGAGATATTAAGGAACTTGAAATTAAATATGGAATATTGCAAGGTAATATTCCAGATGAATTTTATAAAAAGATACTTAATCCTTATAATGCTACAAAAGAAAAATATACTCGTTTTCCTGCTACTATGCGTAATTATGATTTAATGAAAGGAGTTATAAGACGTTATATTGGAGAGTATATTCAAAATCCTCATGACTTTATTGTAGGTGCTAATAATGCAGAAGTTGTGCTTGCAAAAAATAGTAAACTTCGTAAAGAACTTCAAATACTTGTTGAAAATAAAATTGCTGCTGAAATTCAAAAGAATTATGTAAAATGGGTTAATGGTGGAAATGACCCTCAAGAGTTTAATCCACAAGAAGCTATTGATATTGAGACTTTTATTAAACAATTTAATTCCGATTATATTGACGATATATCTGCTCAAGGACAAGAAGTATTTAATGTTATTAGAGATATAACAGAAGATACTCTTTTTTATACTCGTGCTTATTTTGATTTTGTAACATTTGGCGAAGCTTATTCTTATACAGATGTTATTGGCAATAAACTTATAAAACGAAATATAAGTCCTCGTGATGCATATCCAGTTAATACTGACAATATGTTTCGTGAAGATGACGATATGTTTTGTTGTAGACGTAAATTAAGTTATCAACAAATTGTAGATGAATTTGACGATTATCTTACTGATAAACAAAGACAATTTCTTGAAACTTATTATGCTAAACGCAGTAATGCCGTTCCTACTGAATTAATGTTTAATATATATCAATCTTATTTTCCTGATGTTTGTAATAAGTTTACTGAAGAGGAACGTAAACTTTTTAGAACTCAACCTAATATGCGACGTGATGTTAATCCAGACTTATTTGATGTTTGGCACGTTGTGTGGAGAGGAGAAATAAGAAGAGCAATTGTTACATTTATAAATGCTGCTGGACTTATTGATAATCGAATTGAAAACGATGATTACGTACTTAATATTGCAAATGGGGATATATCTATTGAATATATTTATGAACCACAAGTTTATGAATGTGTACGTATTGGAACTCGTAATGATGCGATTTATCCTTATGGGTGTAGAGCAATAGCATATAATAGAGGTGGCAAACTTCCTTATAATGGTATTAATGAATTATTGCCTGGTTTTGGTAAGTTTAGTATTGTCGATATTCTTACTCCTTATCAAATATTTTATAATATTGTAGCTTATCATCGTGAGATGGTTATAGCCAAGAATAAACTTAATATTCTTCTTATTGCCAAATCATTACTTGGTAAATATCCCGAAGATACGATATATAAGATGATTGCTGATGGAGTACTTTATATTGACGATACTAATGACCAAGGTATGCTTAGAGCACAACAAGTTCGTGTTCTTCAAAATAATCTTGGCGATTATCTTACACAGCTTACTAATCTTCTTCTTGATATTAAGAATGCAGCCAATGAACAAGTTGATATGACTGCACAACGTTATGGGGAAATTGCTAATAGTGCAGGCAAAGGCGTTACTGATGAAGCTATTATACGTGGTAGTATGGGTTCTGTAATAATTGAATTTATTATGGATGCTATGCGAGAACGAGATTATAATAGAGATATGGACTATTCTAAACTTGCATGGATAGATGGTCTTAATACTTCTTATCGTGATGAACACGGTCAATTGAAATATATTAGTCTTGATATTGATAAACATATTTATGCCGATTATATTATTAAAGTTAAATTATCTGCTAAAGAAAGAGAAAAACTGCAACAACTTAAAGAATACGCTTTTAGTGCTGCACAAAATGGAGATAATCAAATGGCTATTGCTGCAATTGAAGGAGATAATGTTGCTACTATTCGTAAACTTATTGATAAGTTCCAAAAAGATAAAGAAGCTCATGAAATTGAACTTAAACAACTTGACCAACAAACTGAACAAATGCGTCAAGAATTTGAACTTCAAAAGATTCAAGCTAAGGGAGAAGAAGATAGAAAGACTAAGGAACTTGAAGGTTATATTGACCAACAAATTGAACTTATACGTGCTGATGCTAATATGATTAGTTATAATGCAGAAGTTGGTACTGCTGAACAGCAACAAGGTCTTAATCGCTTGGATGCAGCTCGCGCAAGAGTAGAACAACAGAAAGTTAATCTTGAACGACAAAAAGCTGTTCTTGATGCAGTCGATAAAGAACGAGATAGACAAGTTAAAATGCACGATATTGATACTAAATTAAAAATTGCAAAAGAAAATAAAAATAGATATGATAGTCGTCCTAAATCTACTACTAAAAAGTAATTTATAACTGATAATGACCTGTTCGGTATGATGCAAATAGCAATCCGAGCAGGTTATTTTTATGCCTATAAATAAGCTATTATTAGCTTTGTATGACAAGATAATTTTGCAGTCGATAAAATGGTAAGGCTAAGCACAGACAATCCTTCTACGGGGTAGCTTTTTCGGCTGGTATAATGGCAAAGATAGTTCTAACAGTAATATTAATAAATATGATGTAATTGTTAATATTTATATATTTATAAATGTTGAACTTGTTAATCTAATTAATTATGCTTATAATTGTAATGATGTTTAATATTTAATTAATTAAAATTATGCCGGATATTGATTTTGGTTTTGATGGTAATAAAAGTGTCGATACCGATACTACCATCACTAATCCAGATGGTGATGATAAAACTAATCTCACTACTGGTAAAATAGACCATGATAAAAATGGTGTACCTGTTGACGCTATTGATGATGGTCAACAAACTATTACTAATCCCGATAAGGGCGATGACGATACTACTAAAAATAAAAATGATGACTCTAATAAAGGTAATGACGATGATAAGAATAAAAGTACCGAATCTGAACTAACTGAAGGTATGACTGTCGAAGCTGATGGTCAAACTTATACAGTTGATAAAGATGGCAATCTTATTGATGCAAACGGAAATATCTTTAAGGAAGCTAAAGATGTTAAAGAATGGATAGCGTCTTTTGATAAAGTAGAAGACGATAATCATGAAATAAGTATTAATGCTATTCAAGAAGCAATTGGTATTGATATTACTGATGAAAATGATAAGCCTATTGAATATGAAAATACTATTGAAGGCATAAAGTCTTATGTACAGGCAGTCATGGATGTTTCTAAACAAGAACATTATGAAGCTGCTATTAATACTCTTTATCAAAAGTATCCTATTTTGAATGAACTTCTTAATTACTATATAGCTAATGGAAATTCGTTAGAAGGTTTTAATGAAATTCCGGATAGAAGTAATATTACTATTGATGATACTAATGAAAAGCAACAAGAAGAAATTATCCGAATGGCTTGGAAAGAACAAGGCCGTAAAGGTGATGTTGATGGATATATTGCTTATCTTAAATCATCTGGTACTTTGTTAGCTACTGCAAAAGATGAACTTGAAGGAATGCAAGAAGCTGACGCAGAATATAAAAAACAACTTGAAGAAGAAGCTCAGAGAAAGGAACAACAGCGTATTAAAGAACTTGAAACTTATTGGAATGGAGTTCATGATGTTATTAAAACTCGTAAAATTGCTGGTTATCAAATTCCTGAATCTATTATTATCTCTCGTAATGGTCAAAAGATTACGGTTACTCCCGAAGATTTCTTTAACTATATTTACAATGTAGATGATAATGGAACTACAGCTTATGAACGTGATTTAGCTAAACAAAAACCTGAAAGTCGTCGTGATGATGAAATTCTTAGAGCTTATCTTACTTTTGTTGGCGGTAATTATTCTAACTTAGTCGATATGGCTATTAATAAACAACAAGTTGCTAATCTTCGACTTAAATCTAAACAGAATACTCATTCTACTGTTAGAATAACTAAACCTGCAGATAGTAAGAAAGATAATACTAATATTGATTTAGGTTATAATTAATTAAAGTTTTTTGAGTATGTATAAAATGCGTGTTCTTTCGCAGGGTCGTTTTGAAGATAGAGGATACTCTAATGAAGAGAGTATTGCTTATCTTCAACTTACGAAACCTGTTGAAATTAATGCTTTCCTTACTTATAATTATGGTATGGATGATGACCGTTTCCCGTTGTCATTTATGACCGAAGGTCAGGGAAGTTCTGGTGTTGTTGATATTGCCACAGTTCAATGGACTTGGAATACAATGGGACGTATGAAGTTTACAGACTTCGTTACTTATTTCAATTCTGCTAATACACAACCTGGTATTGGCGGTGCTGAATTTGAAGTTCATTTTAGTACTCATTGGTTTATTGAACAATTTGGTCTTATTGCTCCTGATGGCAAGACGCAAGTTCGTATTCAGAAAGACCTTGGAGAATCTCCTTATGGTTATGGTTATATTCTGAAACTTACTAATCCTAATCCGAATGCTTTTGTTGACCCTGAGATGTTGACTAAAGGAAAGTATTGGAGTATGTCTGCTCCTACTGTTTCTGAATCTTATTCAAAAGGTAATAGGAGCAATTCTATGGGACCTGGTAAGATGACTTCTCAACTTGAGTTCCATCGTTATTCTAAAGAAATAGCTGGTAACCTTGCTAACGTTGTTACTCAATATCAGTTTAAGAACGGTAGTGGCGGTACTTCTAATCTTTGGATTAATGAAGAGATGCGTCAGTTTAATCTTACTATGCGTGTTATGAATGAAGAGCGACTTTGGGTTGCTGAATATAATCGTAATCTTAATGGCGAGATTGGACTGAAAGACCGTGATAATGGTAAACCGATTCCTCATACAAGTGGTATGCTTGAAATTTGTCGTGAATCTAATTATGATACTTACGGCGAGTTCCTTACTATTGGTAAATTGAAGAGAATAGTTGATGATGTTCTTGACCGTGATACTGATACCGGTTCTATGGAAGTTGTTCTTATGGCTGGTAAGGGTTTCATGGAAGACTTTGATGATGCTATTAAGCGTGATTCTAAGGATAATGGATTCCTTACTCCTCTTGGTGAAAAAGAAATACAAGGTAGCGGATATGGTCTTGAATATGGAGCTTATTTCCGTGCTTATAAGACAGTTGATGGTCACCGTATTACTGTAAAACATTGTTCTTACTTTGATAAAGGTACTATCGCTGAAGCTGCTAAACAAAATGGTTATATTCATCCTCGTACAGGTCTTGCAATGACTTCTCACCAAGCTGCTTTTATTGACTTCTCTATGTATGAAGGACAGCGTAATGTACGTATGGTTCGTCAGAAAGGACAAGTTTATAAGGCAAAAGTAATTGAGGGTATGACTGATATTCCGCCTTGCTGGGGTCTGCCTAATACTAACCATGCAGCAACTGATGTTGATAATGCTCGCTATGAAGTTAAATCTTCTCTTGGCTTGCAGGTTAATAACTCAACTAAGATGTTCTTGCTTACTTGTGTATTGTAATCATTAAACTATTTTAGAAATGGATAATAACTCTGCTGATAAAATGCAATTTGGTTTTGGTAAGGCCAATGTTGAAGCAAATAAAGAAGTTGAAGATAGTACCATCTCCCCCGTAGAGGGAGAATCGCCGATAGAAGAGACTGCTAACATTCCTAATGATTATGAAGGAGAATATACTGATAACCGTACAGTTACTATAAATTTAGTTAAGAATTATTCATTGTATCGTAAAGTTAATGATAAAGTTCTTCCTAAACGTAAAGACTATATTGGTGGAAGTATTAATTCTTCTATGATTCTTTCTTCTAATAAAGGTGAAGTTGAAGCGTATTTTCCAAATCTTATAGGTATTTCTTATAACAATCCTGATTTTGTTAATCGCGTTAAAGCATATCTTAACAATATTCGTATTCCTGTTGATGAACTTGGTAAGACTTTTGATGTTAGTTTTCATTATTATCATAAAAAAGATTATTATCATTTTAAGAATGAAGAAGAAAGAATTGAAAAGGCTTATCAAAATGCTGACCGTTCTTCTATAAAGAAGATTCGTGAAGCACTTAGCGAAAAGATTAAAGCTCTTAATGTTCTTGAAGGTACAAAATATAAATATGGTTATCCTGTTAATATTACTGATTATCTTATGTACCGTCATTGTCTTCTTTATCACGATGTTGCAAAAGATATTGCTCTTATAAATAGTGACCCTAATATTAGGTTCTACTTCAAAGATGATGTTAAAGAAGCACAGAAACGTCGTAAATATCGTGAAAGTGTTAATAAAGCTAAAGCGAATTATGTTGCTTGTCTTGCTGATGATACATTATTTGATGCGGTTTATATTCAGTATTGTGTCATTAACAATCTTCCTGTTATTTCTTCTCTTGCAGAAGATAAACTTGAAAGAGAAATTAAACTGGATAAGTTTAGTACTGAAGAGCCTATTAAATTCAATAAGATTTTCAATAACAAGGATAATAAACTGATTGCTAATATTGAAATGCTTATAGCTCGTGGCGAACTTATTCGTTCTCAATATAATCAGAATATTACTTCGAGTGATGGAGAATTTATTGGTGCTAATATGAGTGAAGCTATATCTTGGTTTAAGAATCCTAATAATACTTCTGCTGTTAATGCTTATCTTACCAAACTAAGAAACGTGTAATATGAACATACAAGAGATGCACCAAGTGTTTCGTACACTCGGACAACAGTTAGGCATACAGCTTAATAGAGGAATACTTCCTGAAAGCATTGATGTTTATATTAATCAAGTTATTACTGAAAAGACTCAAGAAGAGTTGTTAATGGGAGTTCGTACTGCATTGCAAGATAGTGTTACAACACAAGCTCAATCGATGTCTTCTATTAATGCTTTTCGTACTCTTTATAGGAATGTAAGATATAAGATAGATACTACTCAGGCTGATGAAAATACTGGTAAAGTTGCTTTTTATAATCCCGATAATGGTTATCATATTATTAATATTCCTACTGTTAAATCTAAAGTAACTTTAGATATAGGAGAATATAAAATTTCTCCTATGCTTTTTACGGGTTTCAGCGTTGAGTTTAATAATACTCTTCGTGGTAATCCTGTTGCTTGTAGAATAATTGGTAGCGATGTTATTGAAACTACTCTTCGAGATTATTGTAATGGAGCTGGTAAAGATTCGCCTATTGTTTGTCTTAGTTCTGTTCCTATTATAGAGGATGGTCAGGAATTACTTGATGGAACATCTAATGAACAATTAGAAGTATATATTAATTCAAAAGGTACTGATATTAAATACTTGAATATTCATTATATTAAAACTCCTAATGTTGTTAAATACGATGTAGATATTAATAAATGTGTCAATTGTGATTTGCCTGATTATACTCATTCAAATATTATTGAACGAGCTGTTCAGAAATATTATCAATCAATTGGCGCAACTACTGATACTAATCGTAGACGACAACAAGATTAACGATTGATTAACGTATAAATTAAAATAATATGCGACAATTTATTTTAGCTGGTAATGTTGCTTATCCTACTCAAGCTACTCCCGATAAACTTACAGCTGGTTCTGTTGGTTTCTTTTATAATAAAGACGGGCAGTTTACAGTAGATTCTGATGGTACTGGTATTACTCGCGAGGGTATGCTGATACTTGCAAGGTCTGCTGAGGATGGTGGCAATGTTGTTATTCCTGTATTTAAGCAGAATTTCCGTTATACAAAGGGAGCTTATCAAGCAGCTACTACTTTTACAGCAACGATTGAAATACCTGCTCCAACTAAAATTGGAGAGTATTCTATCATAATTGCTAAGAAAGGTCTTCTGTTTAATGAAAGGAACAAATGGACAGCTTCTGTTTATGTTAAGGATGTTACAATGACGGCTGATGCACTTGCTGAAGAGCTGGTTAAACATATTAACTATAACACTGCAGGTCACGGATGTACTGCTGAAGCTGATTCTGCATCTATTACTATTACGGCTACTAAGAAAGATAAAGATTATACAGTTCTTGGTGCTGATTTGCTAATGGGAGTAGAAGTTGATATAACTTCTGGAACTCCTGCTTATGGAGATGCTAAGTATGTTACGGACTTGGCTAACAAAGCAGCTTCTGAAGCTGGATTTAATGATACGTATCAGGAAGCAAATGTTTATATGTATCCTAACTATCCTCTTAATCCTCTCAAATCTGCTGACGCTGAGGATACAGGGTTTACTATTTTCACATTGAAGTTTACCGAGCCTCGTAATACTAAGCCTCTCGATGACGTAGTAAATCAGATTATACAAGTTGCTTTCCCAACTGGCGCAGCTGGAATAACTACTTTTGAAACTGTATGTAAAGCACTTGCCGGAGTTAAATAACTCAAAAACGTTTTTATTTTGACTAATTGAAGAGGGGTTGTTGATAATGATGTTAATTGTTATCAATGACCCTTTTTTCGTTTATTCTGATGACGTTGATAGAAGAAGCACTTGCTCAAGGATTAACTCCAGCGATAGTTGTAGTTATTTATTTAGTTATAATTCGTATCATAGATGCGAAGAAAGAAGCTCAACAGTCTAAAATTAGTCAAGAACTTATAAATAGTATTAGTACTATAAGTGAATTTCTCGATGCTATAACTAAAAATATTCTTAATAAAGATAAAGAACGTTCTCGTATAATTATAGAACTTGCATTTGATAACTTGCATAAAGAGTTACTTATATTTGCAAGAGATATTATTGTTACTAACAATATTGATAAACGAAAAGAATATATAAATCAAAGTATTAAAACTGTAGTTAATGCTCAATATTATGAAGTTTATAATTGTCTTTCAGTTTGTGAAGTAAACGGACATAAAGCTGCTCTTTATTGTAAAGAGAGCTGGAAAGAAGAACTTTCTTCTAATATCATAAAGATTATTTTTGATGAAAATCTTGATAAAGTTGCAAAGATAACTGAAATACAAACTAAACTCAAAACTATATGTGCCAATTATGTTACATACATACATAATAAAACTTTTAATTCTTAAACTATGAACAATACTAATAACGAAAATAAAGATTTTATTGCTAATCGACTTAGTAATAATATTATTAATCTTCAAAGTTCTCTTGTCGAGCGTGTTATAAAACAAGCTGATTTTGGCTTTGTAAGCGCATCAAATTTTCCATGCTTATTAGCGGTAAGCTGTTTATTAGAACACGCATTAGACAACGTTATTTTGTACTCTAACAGCCAATTTTCAAACATACTTAATCTATATAATAAGGTGATATATGCCGCAAACGTTTAATGATGTAGTTGCAGCTCTTGAACGTGTTTATGTTCGTGCTGAAAATAATACTGTGGAAATAAATCCAGAGTATATTTATATGACTATTCCAGCTGATTATGTTTGTACTTATCATAAGATATTAATACTTCTGTCTGAATATGGAGTTGATATGTTAAATGATTGTCAAGCTGGTTGTACTAATCAAAATAAGTCTATTATTAATTGTTTTAATATGTTTAACGCTGCACTTGCTGCACGTAAACTTGGACAAGATAAAGTAGCCGAAACTATTATTAAATATGTCAATGGACAATTAAAACTTATATATAATAATGGTGTTGCTATACCTGAAACAGTGTTTCCAGTAGATGAACATGGATACTTAAAAGCTGTTGTAAGTTGTGGTGAAAATCCAACTTTTACTATTGACGTTGACAGTGGTCAACTGTTTCAAGAAAGTATTAAAGATATGAATAGTGTTTTTGCACTTGATGAAACAGATACTAACGATAACGAATAATAGTGATACATGATTATCCCTCTACGGGGTAGTGCGAATAATCAAAAACGATATTAATGAAAAGTAAAATTATATATTTAGGTAAAGTTAGTATTACTTGTGAAAAACTATGGGATGTTAAAAGACAATACGATAGACTTTGTCTTGTTCATGATGGTTATTTTGCAAGTTATTTAAGTCGTAAGAGAGTACCGTCTGGTACTCCTCTTACGAATACAGAATATTGGCAACCTATTGCTAATCTTCGTGATGATGTTAAACTCAATTATGAAGAGTTTAAGAAATTTATTAATGAACAAGTTGAAGCTATATGGGATTATACACATCATTTAGTTCCTGAAGTTAATTGGGATGATGTAGCTAATCTTGTTATAGAACTTGTTAACGATATGGTTGCCAATGGTAAACTTAAAGTTGGTATTATTACTGTTGCTAAACGAGAGGATTTGGATAGTAGAGAAGACCTTAAGGTTGATGGTTCATTTGTCTATGTTACCGAAACTAATCGTTACTATACTTATAATAAAGATGAATGGTATGAAATGCCATTGTTCTATATTGGAGAAAATGAGCCTAATATAAACTTTTGGATTGACCCTCAAGAAAATTATTCTGTTAACGGTAATGATGATGAAATGATTACTGCTATACAGAATGCTTTATCTGAACTGCAATCACAAGTTAAGACGCTTAATGGTTTAATTACTATTGGTATTATACCTGGAAATATTAGTAGCGGTTATCGTCAAGTTCTTATGGCTTCTGCTGAACCCGAAAAACCTGAAGACGCTCCAGATATTGAAGATGAGGATGAAGATAAACCTGATGTTGAACCTGCTGAACACACTGTTACTTGTGTATGCGCTAAGATGGATACCGCCACTAATTTTACGGCTAATAAAGCTGATTTAGTCGATGGCGAAATTATATTTTATACTGATAGAAAAAAGTTTGCTGTTTATTATGGTGGTAAATTTTATGTTTCTGGTAGTGGAGACGGAGGTGATGGTGGAGGAGGTATCAGTATTGATGACCTTTATTCTCTTAATCTCGAACGTTTACAATTTACTAATGGTAAAGAAAATTTCCGAGTTACTGTTGATGATAACGGTAATTGGTCTATAAGACCTTATGATGAAACTATTAATAAAGTTGGCAATCCTGACGATACTTGGGGCAATTATATTAGTCAATATCTTTGTATAAATAGTATTTATTGTGGAGGTACAGGCGGAGAAGAATGTGTTTGTACTCATAATTATGTTGAACTTGCAAATGCCAGCAATAAAGATATTAATCTTAATGGATTATATCTTTTATATACTGATGGTACTAAAGAATCATCATCCGACATAGGATATAAATGGGACGTTCTTTCTCTTGAAGGAGTTATTAAAGCAGGAAGTACTTTTGTAATAAAAGGTGCTGAATGTAATACTAAAAAGAATGCTTTTATTACTGTTGACTCTTACGATATGATATGGAAGAAAGATGGTGAACCAATTTCTTTCAATCAAGGCCCTGCAAGTTTTTATCTTTGTGCTGGCGATGGTTTTCAAGAATATCTTGATAACAAAACTTTGAATAATCCTTGGGAAAGTAAAACAACGAAAGTTGGTTATATTGATTCTTGTGGTTTTGGTACTGGTTCTGTTGGCGAAGGTAGTGCTACATTTACAGTTAGTGAAGATTGGAATAAACTTCTTTTTGTTCGTTGGTTTATGCTTGAACCTGCTAAACAAGGGAATAAAGCTTATGCTTCACGTAAGACTACTGACCTTTGGACTTATATTAATATAGAAAAACAAACTACAAATCTTGGTAATAGTATTCAATATTATTATCCAGATGATATTAAAGCTAAATATACTCCTATGGCAAGTTATCTTGGAAAAACGTTTTTTAGTAATAAGAATCTTTTTAATGATAAACATGCTAATTATATTAATATGACTTTTGGTATTCAAGCTACTGATAATGGAGAAGGTGCTACTCGTTGTTTTAACTGGATTTCAGTTGGTTACTATGATGAGTTTGTAGAATATCGTAAAGTTGGTGATAACGAATGGATTAAAACTTATAGTATAACTGATAATAATGTTTCTAATCCTGCATGGATTACTAAATTTATTGAACATTATAAACGATTTAGATGGGCTACAAGTGACGGCACTTGGGTTACTACTCATAAATGTATTATTAAAGGTCTTACTAAAGGCGATTATGAATATCGTATTGGTCGTGATAATAATAATTTATATACAAGCGATATTCTTAATTTTACTGTTGTAGCAGATGAAGATGTTTCTAATTTTAGTTTTTTACATATTAGTGACCAACAAGGATTTAATTGGGCTGAATATACAGCTTGGTGGAAAACTGCTTACGTTATTAAACGTGATGAAACTGATTATGATTTCTTTATTAATACAGGCGATATAACTCAATCTGGTAATCGTCCTAATGAATGGCTCGATTATTATACTGGTAAGAAACTTAATATAGATAAAGTTGAAATGTTTACCATTGGTAATAATGATCTTTGTGGTCATGTTAGTACTGAACTTACCGATGGTGAAGATGCTACATCTAAATATTCTCATATTAATGTTCTTCGTTATTTCTGTTTTGAACTTGATGTTAATAACGAATATTCTTTTGAATGGAATGGAGAACAATATCCTATTTATAGTCTTTATTCATTTAATTATGGCAAATATCATTTTGTTTCACTTAATAGTGAAATTGCTATTGCCACAAGTAAAATGTATAAAGATTGGGAGAGTAATTCTTATCAAGGAGATAGAACTTTTGCAGAAAATGCTAATGCTCATATAGAAGATTGGTTTAAGAAAGACCTTCAAATATGGAAAGGTAATGATGATGAACCTATTGATTGTGGCAAATGTATTGTTTATATGCATGAAATGCCATTTACTATTGTTACTTGGAGTTTTATGAATGGTGAAAGTGCTCGTGTTGGTTCTCATCTTAATACTCTTAATTCTCGTGGTCTTTATAGATTTAGTCGTTTATTTAAGAAATATGGTATTCGACTTGTACTTGGAGGTCATAAACATACTTATTCTATAAGCAAACCTATTTATGATGCTCCTGGCAATTATATAGGAGATAATAATCAACCAGCAAGCGATGCAGATATAATGGGCGAAGTTACTACTGCTGATACTCGTAAACCTGTTATACAAGTAATAAGACAACAAGATATTAAAACTGATGATAACTTTGCTCGTTATGAACTTGTAAGTAAAATTGATGCTCCCATTTACGTTATGAGTCAAGCCAGTGGTTATAAACTTGTTTCTAATAAAGAGCAACCTTCTGGTCCTCAATATACTATTCCTTGGCTTCTTGCATATTTTAAAGCTAAAAATAATGCTGCAAGTCCTACTGAAAATGTTGCTCAACACTATCCTATGTATATTAAATATGAGCTTAGTGACACTACTATTAAAGTTACAGCCAAACAAGTACAAAATATTTGGGATGTAAATCTTGATAATAATAGTAAGAAATTTGATATGAACAAACAGCTTAATGATACGAGTGCAAAAATTATGACACTTAGTACTACAAGCGATGAGGATAAAGATGCTTATAATATAACTGATATTGATACATTAACTATAACTTTATAATATGGGTAATATAAAAGTTAGAGATTCAAATGGAAAATGGAAAGTAGTTGCTTCCAGTAATGCAAAAGGTATTGCCGCCACTAATAGTAAATTTCAGCATGAAGAAAATACTATTCCAAATGTTGATTCTGTTCTTGAAAATCATGAAGACCGTGTAAGTAAACTTGAACGTAATGTTTCTTGGTTAGCTAAACATGGCGGAGGTGGTTCTGGAGGTTCAGGCGGTAGTGGAGGTGGTCCATCTATTGCTGAAGCTACTTGTAAAATAGTCGTTAATAGTGTTGAAAGTGGTGGAGATGTAATTCTTGATAATAACGGTCTTACTATTAATCTTCAAGAAATATCTGTACAAGCTACACGAGCATGGACTATTACTATACGTGTGGGTTCTGTTCAAGTTGCGTCAGGTAATGCTTCATATGTTTCACCTATACTTTCGATACCGTTTTCAACTATTAGTAATGCTCTTACTAATCATACTGGTAATATGTATATTATTGCTTCATATGAAGATGAAAATAATGGTATTTATGGTTCAGCATCTTGGAATGGCACTGTTACAGAATCTGTTGTTAATCTTTCAGCTGAAAATGTTTCAGTTGGTTTGACAGAAGATGGTGACCTTGAAACAGATATAAGTATTAATTATAGTTATTCGGTTGGTATTATTGGCGATTATACTCTTAAAATAGATGCAGTTAAAGACGGGTCTACTGTTGCTACTAAAACTTATCCTATAACAATTATTGATACTAATGTTAATAACTTTAGCGTACGTGTTAAAGAACTATTAAGTAGACTTGATGTTGGAGTTTATAATATTAGTTCTCAATTATATTATAATTCTAACAGTGCTGTACAAAATACAATTAGAACTACTCTTACTCTTGTTAGTAAGAATATTTTGATTAGTTCTAATATAATGAGTGAAAGTCAAGAAGAACCTATTGAAGTAAATTTAAGCGGTTCTATTAATCTTGTATGGACTGCTTATCTTCAAGGAGCTGCTACTTTCCAATATAATTATAAAATAAATGAGACTACTATTAAAGAAAATGCTATTGGTTACTTTGGTCAACAAATTAATGACTTTGTTTCAGTTATAAATAAAGAATGGGCTGTTGAAAATCAAATAGTTCCTCTTGTTATTACTGTTAAATCTGGTAGTGATACTGCTACTAAAACTTATTATTTTAAGTTTGTTAAAAGTAAAGATGTTTTTCTTGCTAAATCTACTACTTCAAAAGGACATCTTCTTAGTGAGTTCTTAGCGAGAAGTTATAACAATGACGAGCAATCTTTTGCAATGTCTAATTCTGAATATCTTATTGGAGGTAGTAAGAATATAGTTACATCGCAAATAGATATGTTTAATAAATCTAATCTTGTAGGTATTAAATCTTCTGCTTCTAATCCTCCTTATCTTAGAATTTCTAATGGTACTCATGCAACTCTTAGTAAATTTAATATAGGTGGTACTGAAAGAAATCTCTCTGATATTATTAGTAGTGCAAATGGAGATTTTACTATAAGTATTAGTTTCAAAGCTGATTATCATCCTGATGACCAACGCACTATATTAGTATGCGGTAATGTTGATTCCTCTACGGGGGAGATTATTACTGGATTAGAGATTGATGTTCACGACGTTTATATTAATACCGCATCTCAACTTCGATTAACTGATAATAATATTAATAATATTGATATTGTATGTGTTCATTCAGATGATGATTATATTGATAGTAGTGGAGAACTTAAAAAAGAACGTCATTATATTATAAAAATATATCTTGAAGGTGCTCTTAGTGCAGTTACTAACTTATCTACTTTTCCAAATCTTAGCGATATTATTTATCTCGGCGGTAAAGTATATGGAGATGATAATGAAAGTGGTTGGCTTTGTGATTGCAATATTTATAATCTTCAAGTTTACGATTATGCTCTTACTGATTTTGATATAGTTACTAATTATATTAATAATAAAGTATCTACTACTTATAAAGATGGAGAATTTGATTTTAGTATTATTGATGTTGAGCTTCGTAAAAACTTTTGCGAACGTACTTCTGATGGTGTTGTAAGAAGTTATATTTATCAAAATGGAGCTTATACTGTTGACTTTTTGCTTGATGGTCCTAATCTTAGTGAAGAAAAACTTAATCAGTATGCAAAAGCTGTTGGTATTTCTGTAATGCTTATTGATGTTAGCACAGATGATAGTTGGACATTTGAAAACTTTGTTAACCAACAAAGTGCCGATAATGTACAACTTCCAGCTACTTCTGGTAAGACTATTAGTTATTGGGACCCAACTCAACAGAATACTGCTGTTCTTCAAGTTCATAATAGTACTATTGAACTTCAAGGTACTTCTACTCTCGCAGATGCTGTTAAAAATATTAATATAACTGTTCCAAATGATACTGCATTTATACCTCGAAGCACTTGGTTGCCAGAGCAAACTTATACACTCAAAGCTGATGTTGTAGATAGTTCTCATAGTAATAATGCTTCGATTGGTAGATTTATTAATACTGTTCTTAAAGATTATTTCCCATCAGACCCGATTGCAGTTGATAACGTTGAGAATAGTGAATATGTTAAAAATCAACAACCTACTGCTACTCTTAAACATACTGTTGAAGGATTTCCTATTCTTCTTATTATGAATTTCCATACAACTGAAACTTCTAAAGTATCTACTACGCCTCTTGGTATTTATTCTTTCAACCTTGGCCGTGATGCTTTTAGAAATCTTGGTTTTAGAAAAGTTAATCAAATAACTGATAATCTTGGTGCTAAGATTAATGTTACTACTTTCCCGTTCCTTGCTGAAGGATGTACTTATGATGAAGATGATAGTAATGCCAATTGGATTGAAATTAAAGATACTACTTCTCTTGCTGATATGAGTAAAATTGAAGGTAGTAGTCTTCCTGCTAATTTTGATTCTTCTGTTGGCGATTTTTGGCAAAATGACGATACTATTCTTGACCAACGTTATGAAGTACGTTATCCACAAGGACGACAAGTAAGTAATTATACTACTTTTAAGAATTTTGTTGGTACAGTTATGAGTCTTCCTATGGAAGGTCTTTATGTTACAAAAGATAGAATTGGTAATGTTGACCGTCCAGAAATTACTACAGAATATGACCTTTATAGATATGAAAATGGTTATATAAAAACTGGTAAGAAACAACAAATTATTACTGATGTTAACCAGCTTGCTGCTCTTGGATTTAATGCTACTTCAATGTATAAATACTTTGTTATAGCAAACTTTTTTGGACTTGCTGATAACTTTGGTAAAAATAGTACTTTCCGTAGTTGGCAAAATGGTGATTATTATATTGGGTTCTATGATATGGATACTGCTCTTGGCGGTGGTAATCAAGGTACTCTTTCTATTGAACCCAATATGTGGATGAAATATCTTAAAAATCAAATTCTTGAAGATAAGAATTATGGATTTGTTGCTGAAACATTTAATAGTGATGATGAACTTCGTTTAAGTAATACTGTTTTCTCTGCTAACCATAATAAACTTTGGCTTAGTATGGATACAACACTTATGCGTAGTAAAGTTAATATTACTGAAGTTGCAGGTACGAGTGCTTATTCTTATTATTGGGATGATTTTAGAGAAACCATATATAATAAAGCTAATGATGCTGGTTATAAAGATATAGCTGAATATTTTGTTAATGAATTTTATCTTAAACAAACTGGCGATTGTGGCCCTCTTCTGTTTAATCTTGATTATAAACTTAAATATCTTGTTCAGTTTACAGATGATAAATATTCTAATACTAAACATCTTAGTAAACTACATGGGCGCAAAGCTGCTTATACTCTTGATTGGTTAAGAAAACATATACTATTTCTTGATAGTGTTTTCTATTGGAGAAATACTACTCAAAAGTTTAATTATCCTAATGATGTTAACTGTAAAATGTCTTCTACTGTTTATAATACTCCTGAATATATACCTATTAAATCTAATGCCGATATTATTATTTATCATAATGTAGGTAATGCTACTCAAACTTATTATTATCTTCCTAAGAATAAAACGGTTTATGTTGATGCTGGTAATAACAATAGTGACTCTGAGGTTACTTGGGGTTGTACTAACTCTTCTCAAATTATTGAGATTGGAGATGCAGATAATCCGTTGTCTTTAATGAATATTTATAAACTATCTCATACTAATACTGAATTATATATTAATAATCCAGGTCTTACTGCAATGACCGAACTTAATCTTAAAGATAGTAATTCTCTTGCTGCACCGTTTGGACTTGATTCTTTTCAACCAGAAATTGGAGTTAGTGAAATACGTACTCTTAATTTTGCTAATACCATTTCTCGTTTAATACAAGGCAGTAGACCTACATTTACTCTTGAACTTGTTAAACATCTTGCTGGCGGTGAAACAGATACTAAATTTACTAAACTTCGTGAAATAGATATAAGTAACTCGCAATGCGTATCTGATATTACAATACCTTCTATTCCTCTTAAGCATCTTGCTGTTTATAATAGTGCTTTAACTAATCTTAATCTTGACAATCAAAATTATATTGAGAATGTAGATTTGACAGGATGTACAAAACTTATTACAATTACTATTAAAGAATGTGAGTTATATAAAGAATTTAATGTATCTAATCTTAATAACTTACAAGAAGTTAATATAGTTAATAATCCAAATATAGAAAGTATTATTATTAATGCTTGCTCGAATCTTCAGAAAGTTACTATTCAAAATAATAGCAAATTAAAAACTATTCGTATTACAGGTTGTAGCAAACTTACTGGTACTTCCGGTACTAATTATTTAACTATTACAGATAATATTGCGCTTACTACTCTCGATTTACAAAATAATACTGCCCTTACTACATTTACAATTAGTAATTCTAATCAAGCTAATATTAGTAGTTTAATTCTTAAATGGACTTCTCTTAAATATATACAAGGTGATGGAGTTGATACTTCTTTACTCGACCTTAGAAAGTTTACTTATGGTAGTGGTATTGACCTGTCTGGAAATAGTGCAGTTGTTGAAATTCAATATCTTAATGATAAATCTAAACCTATTACTATTGCTGGTGATTTTCAAAACTGTAAAAAACTTAAACGTATTTATGGTAATCTTATATTAAAACCTGTTTCTGGTCCTTTAGGAGATGGTATGTTCCGTGGATGTGAAAACTTTAGTGTTCATGGTGATGACTATCGTTGTCTCGGTCCTGCTAAATGGAACAATAAAGATACTCGTGATGATTCAAATCGTGTAAAAACTATTTGGGAAATACTTTCTAATAGTATTGATAATAAACTTACTAATCCTGAAGAAGATACTACTCGTCCATATTCTAAGATTGCTTGGGATAATAGTTATGTAGCTGGCGATAAAGTTACTAACTTTAAGATGGGTAACACAAATTATAGTTATATGTTCTATAGAACTCATATTACTCAATTTGATGTATATTATATACTATTTGTTATGGCTTTGACTTCTCCAAATAATTTCAGTCTTAATGGAACTTTTAGCGGTCTTGTTCGTAAATCAACTGATGAAGAGAATCCTGAATATCAAATATTTCGTTGGTCTAATACCGATAATAATATAATGAACCGCTTTACTTTCTATAAGTGTGATAAACTTACAAGTTACGGGGAACCATTTGCTGGCGGTAATACATATATACTTTCTCCGGAAGATGATTATCCTATTGAAGATGATGAAGATAATGGAGTATTTAGTCCTCTTATAAATCTCACAAGCGGATATCGATTGTTTACTTATGGGTCTATTTCATGCTCTAATAAAGTATATAGAAAAACAAATGGAGATTATAAGATAAGTAGGCTTTCTTATCAAGAATGTGCATATCTTACTCCATCAGATGTTAACTTTAGTACTTATGGTTATGCTGAACAACATATTACTGAACTTGGAGATTTCACTGATTTCTTTACTAATCTGCCTTATCTTTCATCACTAAATAATATATTCAACTTTACATATAATAATTATAGTACTATTAAACTTCCTACTTCCATTGTTAATGTAAATAATGCGTTCAATGGTAATGCAACAGGAGTTATTGATTTGAAAGTTATCTTTGCAGGATGTACTAAATTACAAACTATTTATTACTCTTTTGCTGGTTCAGTAAATAATTCTTATAATCGTTCTCAACCTGAATTTCCTATTACAAGCGATATGTTTGCTGGTTTTCCTAATCTTATTGGAGTTGGTTATAATCCAAATGATACTCAACAAGGAAACAAGAGTACATTTTCATTTAAGGGAGCAAGACATTATATAAATCAATCTACTTATCCCGAAGATATACTTGCTAATAATCCTAATATTAAAGTATTTAGTGGTATATTCTATAACTGTGAAAGTAAGAGTTTTGGAAGTGTTCCTAAAATACCTGGAAATATGTTTATCAATAGTACTAAACTTGAAAATGTTGCTTGTTTGTTCTATAATGCTAATTTCCCAGCTACTCTTTCTCCTAATGGATTTATAAATTGTCCTCAACTTAATAATGTATTTAGCTTTGTTCGTCACGACCCTGTTAAAGATAAAAACAGTCGTAGTCAAATAACTGGTGAAATACCGTATAAGTTCTTCTATCATGGCGCTAATGATTCTACCAAAACTGTTTATGGTACTAATCAAGTTGATAAACCAGATGAGGAATTTGACATTGAACAAGATTTACAATCTACTCAAGTAACAAGTGTTTCTCCTATATTCGGTATTACTGATATAAGTTATGCTTTTGCAGGTTGTATAAATCTTTCTTATTATGAAAATGCTGAAAATCAAGATATTATAGAAAATAATCCTGATTATGCTCCTTATAAATGGTTATATAATAAGATTTCTAAAACTTGGTCTGAAAATACTGAAACAAAAGAAAAAATAGCTTATTGGGGATATAATGGCGACCCTTCTACTCAAAACGATACTTATAAATATCTTGAAGACGATGATATAACAGTTCCTACAATAAATGATATTGCTAATAAAGTTCAAAACATTCATTACATGTGTCCGCCGGATTTGCTTCGATATTGTAATATAAATGCTAATGTTGAAGGACTTTTCTATTATGCAGGTCTTGACATTCCTACTTATGGAATAATTAACTCTGATGAGAATTATCAATCTGCTGGTATTAATGGACGTATAGTTCCTTATCTGTTAAAACCTGTTCCTAATATTACTTCTATTTATAATATGTTTACTTATTGTAGACGTCTTAGTAGTTATATTAAAGAAGGTACTATTTATCAAATACCTGCTGATTTCTTTAGTTATGCGACTGGTATTACTAATCTTAGAAGTGCATTTCAAGGTCTTGATTTTGCTAATGGTACTAATCTTGCAGTGTTTAATGCTCTAAAGAATAGTCTTGATATTCGTAAGATATTTGCTATGTGTAGATATTGTATATCTACTACAGGTAGTATTAAACAAACTGTTAATAATGTATTTAGTAATAATACTATTAGTATGCTCACAGGTGCATTCTCAGAAAATGATATAAATCTGAGCGGAAATTATAACGGTAGTATAAAAGAATATTGGACTATTGATAATGGTAATGTAGTAACTGCTAATAATAATTTTAATTCTACTAAGATACCTACTACACAATATATTAGTTATGTATATTATGGTTGGGGTACAAATGCTAATGATAGTGCTATTCCTAATATTAGTAATAATTATAATTAATTTATTGCTATTAGTAATAATAATAGAAACCGATGTATGATTATCCCTCTACGGGGTAGCTCAGCAACTATAACGACATTAATGGTATTAGCTATTTAGAGCTGCTATAATGTTTTAGTATGGTAGGCTTATAACTTAATCAAGTATTAACTAACAACCGTTGACAAAGCTAAAATCAGCTTAGTTGTTTTAGCTCGTTGGGCTTCCCCGTAGGGAGATGATTGTACTCAACTTGATATTGCAATTAATAATCAATATATAGTTAACGATATGAATTTTAATCATTTTTTAGATAGAATTGATGATATAAATCTTTCTCTTGACCAAAAGAAAAGATTATTTGATGTTATTAATAATGTTGTAAAAGATAATATTCCTGAACAAAAAGATGATTTCAAGCAATTTATATTACAAAATTTTGGCAAACCTGTATATATTAATTTTGAAAGAATTATTGGAGTAAATAATGATACTGGAGTATTATATAAAAATAGTAATAAAACTATTTCTGTACAAGAATACGGAAAAGAAAAAGTTAATTATACTATTAATGTAGAAGGAAATACTAATAAAAATAAATGGATATTTATTGGTAATGTAAGTGGAATGTATGGTAAGTTTATTAAATATAAAGGTTCTATAACACAGAAACAAGAAATAACTTTTAGAAATGTTTTTGGTCGTACTTGGGAAGGTTTTGCTGAATATTCTCCTAATAGTCCTATAAAGCTTGGAGATACTTTATTAGTTAATGGAAAAATAACGAATGGTGAGAATTATTTTTCTTTTAATAATTGTATAAAACTTGGAGAAGATTTAGTTATTACTAATGTGAATAATGCTTTAATACTAAAAAATCCTTGTTATATAGAAACTGAATAATATGGCTAATAAACCTATGCGACAACTTGTTGCTGGTAGTAAACTTAGTCCTTTCTACCCTAAGCAACTTATGCAAAATGTCCTTAACGGTGAAAATGGTGAAAATCTTTATGCTTATCTTTCACAATTTAATCATATTAATGTAGGATATGTTGCTGATAAAATTTCTGCTCGTAATGCCATTCCTGATATAATGCGTAAAAATGGTTTATATATTACTTATTATATTAATAATAAACCTACTACTGAGATATTCGTTGGTGATAAAATTCAAGCCGGTACTAAATCTGAATGGATTAAAGATGAACTTTGGGAATTTCATGACGGTATTGGTAGTATTGAAAAACATAGTATTACACTTGAAGATTTAAGTCAAGAAGTTATTAATTTGCTTGCTCAAGGAAATAATACTATTACTAATCAACCTGATGGTGAAGATTTAACACAAGTTGATATTTCTACTGAATTAGGTAAACCTCTTAATGTTTTAAAGTTTGCTAATAAAGTATATTCAAAAGCTAATTTTACTGGACTTGGACGTACTTATCTTCGTAAGAATATTGTAGATAATAATAATATTCTTACACAAGATATGATTAATGAACAAAATACTCGTTATATTATTCAATATGCTTATGATTTAAATGGTATTACTATTAATATACCTGCTAATGTTGTTCTCGAATTTCAAGGTGGTAGTTTTACTAATGGTACTATTAATTGTGACGATACAATTATTATGACTTATGATAAAGATTGGGTCAATGTTACTATTCAAGGTAGTTATTTCTTCTTTGGTTGGAATGATAATATACAACAAATTGAAATAGCTAATAATCTTACTACTAATGAACCAAGTAAAGCTCTTAGTGCAGCACAAGGAGTTGAACTTAAAAAACTTATTGATAATATACGTCCTACTGAAAAACCTGCACAACCTGTTCTTGGACAACTTTGGTATGACACTGATAGTAATGTTCTTACATATTGGAATGGTTCTAAATGGATTAGTCTTAATGAATTTGTAGATAAGAATGTGAATGCAGAAGTAACTGATGTTGAAAGTGTAGAGTCAACAGAAGAAGCTGAAGCTACTGTTAGTATTGAAAATAATATTTTTAAGTTTGGTTTTAAGATACCTAAAGGTGCTAAAGGAGATACTGGAGAACAAGGCGAAAAAGGTGAAACTGGTGATATTGGACCTGAAGGTCCTCAAGGTCCTCCTGGACAAGATGGACATGATGGAACTAATGGTAGAGACGGTGTAAGCCCTACTCTTCCTAATTATAGTATATATCGTTATTGTAAATCTGATAGCAAACCTGCTGCTCCTACAGGTACTTCTCAAAGTCCTTCCGGTTGGACTGATATACCAAATGATGTTGGTAATTGGTGGCAATGTGTTGGTGAAGTGAATGGAGCAACTGGAACAGTTACTCAATGGGGCGAAGTTCTACCATTAAATGGACGTGATGGTACTAATGGTAGAGACGGTGTAAGCCCTACTCTTCCTAATTATAGTATATATCGTTATTGTAAATCTGATAGCAAACCTGCTGCTCCTACAGGTACTTCTCAAAGTCCTTCCGGTTGGACTGATATACCAAATGATGTTGGTAATTGGTGGCAATGTGTTGGTGAAGTGAATGGAGCAACTGGAACAGTTACTCAATGGGGCGAAGTTCTACCATTAAATGGACGTGATGGTACTAATGGTAGAGACGGTCGTTATACTGAAATGAGATTTGCAGTTAATACTAATAGAACTAAATATCCTACTATTGATAGAAGTGTTCGTACACCAAGTGGTTGGACTCTTGCAGCTCCAACTGTTAGCGATGGTCAATATCTTTGGATGACTACTGCTGTTGTTAATCCGAACGATACTCTTTATACTAATTGGAATATTCCTGTTTGCATCAGTGGTCCTCAAGGAGCTACTGGAGAAACAGGTCCTGCTGGTAATCCTGGTCAACCGGGTTCTCAAGGAGCTACTGGTATTCCTGGAGTTAGCTTTGAAATTAGATATTGTGAAGGAGATAAAAATGAACCTCAATTTCATGTAAATAATATTGATTATGAACAATATTGGCCTAAAAATATTAGTGACCTCGAATTAAATGAAAAATATCCTTATATTTGGTGTTGTCAAGGTAGTAAAGTTTATTCAGATAATACAGGTACTAAATATACTATTAATTGGGGTACACCATTTAGGTTAAGTGGAACTAATGGAACTGATGGTGTTGGTGCTGATGGTAAAAAAGGACAAATAATTTATCCTGCTGGCATTTATAATGTTAATACAGCATACGTTACTGATGAAAATAAAGCTCCTTATGTCCTCGATAATACTGATGGTAATTATTATGTACTTAATGCTATAATGAGTTGGAAAGGTACTGAACATGATAATCTTACTCCTTCTCAAGACTATGCTATTAATCATGGAAAGTATTGGCTTAAATTTGATGGATTTAATGCTGTATATGCTAAAATTGGAATTATAACTAATGGTCTTATTGGTTCTGCTGTATTTAATGGAGATTGGATGTTTAGTCAACAAGGTATTAATCAAAGCGGTAGTTTATCTACTGACTATCAACTTTTTAATCCTAATTCTCCTTATTCTTCTGATAATCAATTTAGACCAAATATAGCTATAAATTTTAAAACTGGTGAAGTATATATGGCTCATGATAACTTTTATTGTGATACGAATGGAAATGTTACAATAAAAGGTATCAATGCTCAAGGCGGAGTATTTACAAATAGTGATGATAATATTACTTTACCAGAAGTTCCAGATAATACATCAGTTGTTCTAAGATATACTTTTGCTAATATTACTCGTTTAGGAATTACTAAACATATTGTACTCGGAGATGCTCCTGATAAAATAATACAATCAAAATATGATTTTTCTAAAAAAGTAAATTATGCTAAAGTTGATACTGACAATACTGATTTAACATTGCCTCATGGTTATGGATACGTAGAATTTGTTGGTGTTAGAGCAGATTCTCAAACAGAATGGTATATAACGATATATAATTTTGGTATGAAACTTGGTGCTACTAATAATATTAGTCCAGCTTATGTTCTTACTCCTTATATTAATGATACATACGTTGTAACTGCTAATACTTAAAAATATGGAACAAATAATTGCTCAATTAATAAACAATTTCGATTTCGCATTAATGCTAATATTAAATGTGATTACATATATAGCTATTAAGATATTAGACGAAATAAATAAGGAAAAAAATGTTACTACTTGGCAAAAAAGACTTATATTTGTAGTGTCGGCTGTTATAGTCGGCACTATATACTATTTTGCTTCTGATGTTAAGTTTATTAAAATTATTGATAGTATTATTATTGCTCCTGTTGCTTGGAGTTGGTTAGCTAAACCTATTGCCCATAAAATGGGTATTGATTATCGTAAAATATATAAATAAATTATGACTGAAGATTATCTTAAAACCATTGTCCAATACCTTATCAAAATAGTTAATAATAATGGTGTTTCTGATAAAGGTATTTCAGAAAAATTAGATGAAGTTATTACTGCTGTTTCTAATATTAAAATTTCAGCTGAAAGTGTCAATCTTAATACTGATGAGGTTGAAGCTAAATTAGATACTCTTAATCAATCTATTATTAATAATGGAGATAACGCTGGCATTATAGAAAAACTTACAGATTTAGGAACAAAACTTGATACTATTAAAGCGACTATTGATGTTCTTAAAACTAATATTGAATCTGTTGATACTCATATACAGTCGAATACACAAGCTCTTAATAATGCTGCTGGAGATATTAATACTCGTCTTGATAATATTGATACACATATACAAAGTTTAACACAAGCTTTGAATAATGGCATTGGTGTTGTTAATGAGAAACAAGATGCAACTAATAATAATATAATTTCTATGTCTCAAAAGATGCTTGTATCAGGTATTATCAATCCTACTCATATAGCTGCTGTTGCCGCTGGTGATACAACATTTGACCAACATGTAGTTCTCTGTAATATTACTAATGATAATATAAGTGTAACAATTATGGCAGCTGATGATAGTCAAAATACAACTATTATTCTTGCTCCTGGCTGGAATCCTGTTGTAGTTAAATCTATTACTGGTGCCGTTGAAAATACTTTAGTTTATGGCTATTAATGCTATTTGTAATGGAATACCTTTTCCAAAAGGAGAAGGTATTTCTTCTTCAATTAAGAAGGCAATGGTTCTTTGGTATGACCTTAAAAGACAAGGTGCTACTAATGAAACAATGAAAGCTAATCCTAAACTTATAGATTTAAGTGGTAATGGACACGATGCTACTTGTTATAATTTTGCTTGGAGTGGAATGAGTAGTATTGGTGGATATGTACAAGTAAATTTTGATGACACTCATACTATACAGAAGAATGCAGGATGGAAATATTTATTTTCTGTTGCCCAATATGTTCCACAAGAATTTCAAATGAAAGTAATTTGTAAAAATCCACCAGTAAAAACAGTTAATATTATTGGAGCTTGGAATGAAGGATACGAGTCTTTTTCAGAAGTCATTACTACAATAAAAATAAATGAAGTACAAACTATTCCAATATTAAATCTTGACCCTAAATATAAAAAGATAGATATCTCATATAATAATCTTATAGGATATGAAGTAACTACTAAACAAATTCCTGAATATCCTAACACTCTTGTAGCTGATGGTGTAGATGATTATGCTTTATGTTCTACGTTACCTACTTTAGATGATTTTACCATTGTAGCGAAAAGGAAAATTTTGAATGATTCATTTTGTTTTGCTTCTGCATCAGATGTAGTAAATAAGGGGGCTTTTGTTCTTGAAAGTGATTATTCTACCCAATTTATGGTATATTCATTTGGAGCTGGTAATTCTACGTCCAGGGCAGTTGATGATATTATTTATATGACACCTACTTCTTATAATGGTACTGCTATTACAAGAGGTACTAATAATGAGGGGAATAACTTAAATTTATTCCGAGTTAGGAATGGTGATAGCAGATATATGAAAGGTGTATTATACTCTTTCATTCTATTTAACCGTACTCTTACTACTAAAGAAATTAATTGGGTTAAACATAATCTTATTGAAGGAGATACTGAATTATGAGATTTATAGTTATTCCTATTGAAGATATGAAAGTTATGTTTACTAAACAAGAACTTTCCACTATGAGAAAATCTATTGATGGTACTAAAGTTATTGTTCATGAAGAAGTATTAATTGATAAAAGAAATACTCTTGGTCTTTCTACTTTGCCATTAGAAGATACTGGTATTATTGAATGGACTTATCCTACTTATACTTATAATTCGAATGAGTTAAATAATTTATTAAATAGTAAAGAATGGTATAATGAAGTAAATATTTAAGTTATGAACACAGTTGAAATTAAAGCTAAACTTGAACATGTTTTTAAGTCATTTCCTATAAGTAGAGAACAGAAAGAAGCTCTATTTGATATTTATATTCAACTTATGAATGCTGCTCTTGAAGGAGTTAATCCTGACATGACACAGTATGCTAAAAAGACTGATATAAAAACTTATAATGCTGCTACAAAAGAAGCATTAGGACTTGTTAAACAAGCTGCTACTATTGCACCTCTCGAAGGTGAGGATGAAATTGCTACGGTAATAAGTACAGTTAATACTCTTATTGCTAATCTTAAAAGCGCAGGTATAATCTCAAATTCATAAAGTTATGGGACGTCCAAATCGTGGTACAGGAACTGCTGGTCCAAAGAGACATTATAGTGGTTCAAATGAGAATAAAGAAAGTAATTCTCAAAGTTCTGAAAAGAAAGATAAGTCTAAGTGAAACAATTATTCTTATTGTTAATAAAGTTCATACCCATCATTCAGTTGATGGGTATGCTTTTAAATAATATTTGTTATTATTTTAATCTTAATGATTATATTAGTTATACTTTTGATTTACTTGTTGGTAATTCTATTATTGTTATTATATTACTTTATGTGGCAAGTTATACTTTTTATTTTTGTAAATGGCACAGATTAATTATTAGTGCTAATTTAAGTAATGTCATTATTGCTAATGTTGATATTTATTTTAGAATACCTATTACTGATTTACAATTACTTATAGTTTATCATTTAATAGCTGCTATATTTATAATTGCAGCAACAATTTCACATATAAAAGAAAATAATCATGGACGTAAGACTTAAATTAATCAGAAAACTATTAGTTGAAGCTATAAATAAAATTGATAGTGGTAATAGTAATCATAATTCTGACGAACTCGATATTATAGTTAAAGATTTAACTAAGTTAAATAGAGGTATTAAACGTATTAGTAAACGTTATACTTGTGATAAAATTTTACATTGTAGTTCAAGCACGTTTGATAATTATCTCAAACTTGGTCTTATTCCTCCTGGTCATAAAGAAGTTGGTTTCAAAGAATTAAGTTGGAGCGAAAAAGATTTTGATGAAATGACTTTACATAAAATTGGTAAATATAGAGCAACACGTGTTGGAGCAACCTTATAACTATTTCATAACCTAATTGATTGATATATGCGCACTTACAATTAAATTTGTAGGTGTGCATTTTTATTTGCTATTCATTCTTATCTTTGTGCTGTAATCGGTTACAAATAACTTAATTTATTAACTAATTAAAGTACAAATGTTATGAGTGAAGCAAAAACTTATGTATTTGGACAGGACGCTAACAATGGCGTTCTTAATGCACTTATTCCTCTGCTTAATCAGCGAGGTATTGACCCCAATGTTCTTCTTGCTATGAACAATAATGACTTTGGAGGAAATAATGGTGGATGGTTCTTTTGGGTAATATTGCTGTTGTTGTTTGGCTGGAATCGTAACGGTTTTGGTGGTAATGGTGATGGAACTGCTTATCTTGGCAATATGCTTAATAATGATACTGGACGTGACTTGTTGATGCAAGCAATACAAGGAAATACAAGCCGTATAAGCGAATTAGCCCAAATGTTTAACTGCTCTACACAAACCATGCAAAATGCTATCTGCCAGCTGCAAACAGCTATTAACGGGGTCGGCAATCAGGTCGGAATGTCAGGTTTGCAGACCGTCAACGCCATACAGGCCGGCAACGCTTCTCTTGCTTCTCAACTTGCTAAATGTTGTTGTGATAATCAGCTTGCTATGTGTCAGCAAACTAATACTCTTCAACAAGCTATTAACGGTGTTAATATTGGTCAAGAACGTGGTTTCTCTCAACTTGGTCATGAGACACAGCGTCAAACTTGTGAACTGCGTGACGCTATACGTGAAAATACTGCACAAGTACTTGCTGGTCAACGTTCTGCTGAAATGCGTGAAATGCAGAGGGAACTTGCTGAACGTGATAGGAAGATTGCTGAGCAAGCTGTTGTTATTAACAACGGACAGCAAACTGCTGTATTCGGTCAGATGATACAACAAGCTACTGCACCTATTGCTGCTGCTGTTGCTGGTTTGCAAAAAGACGTTGATGGTGTTAAGTGTAAACTTCCTGAGACTACTACTATTCCTTACTCGCCAGTAGTAGGAGTTCCTACTTGTGTAGCTGCTCAATATGGTCTTGGTTTTGGTCTTGGTGTAAATCCTTTTGGTGCTTGGGGTTAATTTTTAATATATAGAGGATATGTCTTTACTTAATCCTTTTATAATGGCTAACAGAAATGGTATTCCTCGTATTGAAGCTACTGGAGTAAATGTTAGTACTACTGCTGTTACTTTTAGTTTTCAGAGGAATGCTTTTTATAACAGAAATTTTGCTGGACTGATTATATTCAGACTTCCTGCTTATACAGCTCCTGCAACTGCCGTTCCTGTTATTTTTGATACCGATGGTGAAAGTCAAGCTGTTACTACTCTTGGTGGTGCTGCTGTTACTTCTGCTGAACTTAATCAATCTGGTATCTATCTTGGATTTTATGACGGAAATACTCTTCAACTTTTAACTGGTATTTAATCTATGTTTAATAATTTAGGCAAAAATAGTGTATTCTATATCTTAGATAAGAATAATGAAAAACCTATTCTAAAAGTAGGTAAAGTTACTGATACTAAAATTAATCCTCAATTTTATGGACTTACTAATCAAGAAATGGAAATTAGTGCTGTTGCTGATGGACAAGAATATATATTTAAGAAAATTCCTACCAACATTTCTATTGTTAGTCCTTCTGCTGGCATTGTTATTTCTGACAATCCACAAGATATGATTAATGAATATGAAAGTATGGTATCTGTTAGTCAACAAGCTCTTAAGATGGTAGACTATAATAAAGCTGTTGTTGATAGTCGAGACGAAATTATGTCTATACTTAATCCTCGATTTGCTAAAGAAAAAGAACAAGAAAATAAACTAAATGCTCTTGAGGGTAGAGTTGGTAATATGGAACAAGGTATAGGTGATATAAAAACTATGTTGTCTAAACTTATTAACGTTAAACAAGGAGAATAAGATTATGTATATGATAGAAATAAGCGAAGATAAAATTGATAGTCTTGTTGAACACGTTTCTAAGAGTATCAAATGTCTCGGTAAAGTTGCCGAATGTCTTGAAGAAATGCGTAGTGAAGGCTATGAAGATGAAGATGAATATGACGAGCGAGACAAATACGCTGCCGGAGGTGGTAGAGAAATGTATCGTCGTGGAGGTCGCAGTCGTTATGCTCGCGGTGGTCGGTATAGTAATTATTAAACAGTAGGTAATAGGAGCTATAATGCTCCTATTACTTTTTATAAAGCTATGAAACATAATCCGTTAGACGCACATGATGATATGCCTGATGGAATGAAAAGGTATATTAGTAATTATGGCTTTCACTTTAATAAAAAAGCATATAATTACGCTACTTCTTATATGACTAAACGTAATCCTAAAACTAATAAAGAAGAACATATAAAACCTTATACTAAAGAAGAAGTAGATAATCTATTAGATACATATAATATTGAACTTAAAAATAAAATAATGTATGACTATGTTTATGCTGCTACTATGGCTAAAGCCGATTATTTAGGCTCTACTATTGAAGATGATTTACATTTAGCTCGTTACATTAAAGATACTATTGATGATGTGGATGCCAGCTCCGAAACTACATTTAGACGTTGGATGGCTACTATGATTGGAAATGGTATGCCCATTGATTGGTATGAAATTGTTTAAGTTAATTGTGATAATAAAGTTTGTTTTTTAATTGCAATAGTTAGTCGTGATGACTAAGCTATTGCAATTTTTTTGTTTATTGACATTGTATAATTAAATAAATGTTTTATATTTGTAGTGATTATCGTATTACATTATTTATTAATTAAACTATTGTTATTATGAGCAGTATTGCACAACTTGTTTCAGAGATTGCTCATTCCGTAAAGCAACCTGATAGTGTTCCTGTTCGTAGAGCTATTAAACTTGGTATAATTCATGCTCGAAACGAAGTCATAAGACGTAGTTTTGCTAATCATAATTATACTGACAAAGTTCTACAACAACGTTTTAAACTTACTCTTATTGATGTTCCTGACGGTGACCTTTATGGTTCTGATAAAGTTGTTACATCTCAAGTTAAAAGAACTATTAATAAAGTTCCTCGTCCTGTAAGACTTACTAATAATCTTCCTTTTCATTCTGTTCGTACTGCTGGTGTACGAAATCCTATTGAAATAGCTTTTGTTAAAGAAGCTACTGCTAAATATTATAATGCTCTACCTGGGTTTTGTCCTAATGTTAGTTATGATTATATTAACGAATATATCTATGTGAACTCCCCCGTAGAGGGACAACTTGCTTCAATTAGTGCTATTATTGTTGAATCTGTATTTGAATATCCTCATATTATAGAAACTGAAACTGTTGAAGGTAAACTTGATATAGATACTATTGATGATAATGATGAATTTTTACTACCTGAAGATATGATTACTACTGTTAAACAACTTATTCTTTCTACTTGGAATCCAGATATTATTCGTGATACTAATGAAGTTCCTACTCCTAATATAGTACAATAATGGTAGTAGATATTAAATTCAAAGACTTTTATCTTCAATTTATTGGTTCTATAAAAGAAAATATTAAAAAAAATCAAGAAATAATAGAAGATACTACTAAAAAGCGTGATGAAATCTATAATGAAATTAATAACGCAAAAGATTTACTTAAAGATAAACTTAATATAGAATTAGATAAATATACTGAATGGAAAGATAAAATTTATAATTCTACTCTTGCTTTATTCGGCGTTGCATATTATTATATAAATCGAACGAGTGATACAATTATTAAACATCATCTCGGTAATATTATTCAGTTTACATATTGTCTAAAAAAGATTTATATGGCTGAACATCGTATTGAAATTAATAATAAAGCAAGTAAACTTACTTATCGTCAATATACTCTTATAGTAAGTAGTTATTACAATAAAGTTCATAAATTTCTTCTTAATGGTTATGGTTATAAATATCAAGGAGGTATTGGAACTTTTATTATTAATCATTGGAAATTTGATAATACTAAATCTAAACGTATGGTATTAGATTATAATGCTACTAATAAACGTAAAAAAGAACTTATAGCGAAAGGTCTAAAACCTTACGATGATAAAGAAGCCGCATGGTATAAAGCTCGTCATATTCCTTATGACGGAATTGATTATAAAGTATATCAAACTAATAGTAGTTATTATGAATTTTGTTTTATTAAATCGAGTTTAGTTCATAGTAAACGCGGTTATGATTATAAACGTACTGAATATGTTTCTGCTAAATATAGAGGTATGAGTTATCAAAAAATTGCTGATACTTTCGTTAAGAAAGATGAAGATGTTTATGATATGCAATTGGATATTAAATATAAACTTAATATACTTCTATATCGTAATCCCACAATATATCTAAACTTTGTTCGTAATGCAGAACAAAACCGTTACAAATATTGAGCGTATAATTGTTAAAATAGACAATGATTTCAATCCTGATAATAGTGATTGGATTCCTCGTGTTGGAGCATGGTGTATTGACGCAATGTCTATGCTCGATTGTCTTTGTACTAAACGTACTAAGAAAACTATTACTGTTAAAAACAGAATAGCTTATGTTGGTTGTCCTATTAATAATATGAATATCAAAATATATGATTCTAATGGTTGTGAAATAGAAGAAGCTAATAATAAGAAATGCGGATGTAATAATCCCTCTACGGGGGAGGTTGAACAATCTACAACGACAAAAATTAGTACGGCAGTTAGTCGTTATGAAGCCAATGCGCCTATTACAAAAGCTCCTGATTATTTATTAGCTGAAACTCTTAATGATAAAGAATGGCCTGGACGTTATAGAATTAATGAATTTAATTATGTTAATGGACAACAAAATATTAATAAAAATTATGTTATTACTGGAAATGATAAAATAGAACTTAATTTTGATACTAAATGTATTACTCTCGAATATGATACTATTGAAACTGCTCAAACTCAATTTGGTTGCGAACTTCCAGTTATTCCTAACAATGGAATACTTATTGAAGCTCTAACTTATTATTGTATGTATAAGATGTTATGTAGAGGTTATAAACATCCTGTATTTAATCTTGCAGCAAGTCAATATGGTACTAATCCTTATTATATATGGACACAACTTAAAGATGAAGCTAAACGTTCTGTTATAGCTAATAGAGTTGATACTGATGAAGATATTAGTAAAATGTTTCGTAGTGCTTTTTATATTGATACTTTTGACCCTCGTAGATAATGGCACAAATAATTCCCAAACTTAATCTTAACAAACATCCTTCAGAAGTACTTAATGGAAGTTTGATAGATGCTACTAATATTATTGTTAGTAACGACAATGCTGTTATACAAACTGAGCCTCAACTTGATACATCTGACATTAATAATCAACTAATAAATCTTATTGGTAGTCGTTCTTATTCTATTAAATATTGTATTAATTGTAATAAAGAATTAATTATATTTGTATTATTTAATGATGATGCTGACAATATATCTTTATATAGATATAATGAAGATTATAATGAAATTAAATATGTTACTAAAACAGATTATCATGGAGGTGAATTACTTGGAACTTTTACTTATAATTTTAATAATCTTATAATTGCTTTTAGCGAATACTTTGAAGATGATAGTAAGAACGTTCCATTAAAAACTATTAATCTTGGCAAGTGGAACGAAACTATAAATGATAATGATGTTAATCAATTAAATAATTCTAAAATACATCCTTGTAATCCTGAAGTTAAAATTCCTAATATTACTACTTCTTATGTTAAAGGTAATTGTTATAAAGGATGGTATTTTATTTTTATTCGTTATAAAATTGATAGTAATACTTATACTCAATGGTTTAATACTAATGAATATATTTTTATAGATACTTTTACTAATACTAATTTATATAAAAGTTATATCAGTTCTGATGTTAAAAATATTGGTAATAAGAAAAATACTTGGAACTCTTTTTATAATTATATATCTGATGATACTGATATAAGTTTAATTACATTACAATGTGATGTAACAAATAGGGATACTAAATATAAATATTATCAATTAGGTTTTGTTATTAATAGAAAAGATACAACTAAATGTTATCGAAGTGAAGATATTGATATTAATAATAGTACTTTTATATTTAATAATAATTTAGTTGTAGAAGAAGGTTTAATCAATATGATTAATACCTATACTAATTATTATAATGTTAAATCATTAACTACTGTTGGAAATAGATTATTTATTGGAAACTATAAAGAAAATAATTTTGAAAAAGATATTATTAATTCACTTAAAAATATTAATTTATCAGTTTCTTTTATTCCTTCTGAAAATAATACCGATACTCAAGATATAGAAACAAGAGCAGAACAAGAATTAACTTGTACTGTATATTGTACTAACAGAACAAGTAATAATCAAGTTAATCTTATTGCTAAACTTTGGAATAATCAACAAGATGGAATGATTTATTATACTGGTAGTCAAATACCTCTTGTTAATAAAAATCATGACGATGTAGCTATACATACTATAGGTCAATGTAAAATTAAATATCATTATCAAGGTAAAGATGTTACTGAAGTTGTTGATGCTAAAAATATTATAGTTGCTCCATTTGAAAATAAAGTTATTAACGGACAATCTAATCAAGGACGTATATTTATTCTTAAAGATGGAGAACTTATAGAACATGAGCCAGATGGTCCAGATATAAATACTGTTAGTTTATTAAATTCCTATACTGATAAAGTTTTTGGAGAAATAGCTATGTCTTATACTAATTGTGATTTTACTCATACAGAAGTTGGTGTTGATGGTGGAGAGATAGAATCTTCTACTAATATACTTAATACATCAGGTTTAAGACCTAATAATCCATATAACTTTTTTATTCATTTTATTGATAAATATGGATTATATACTGATGGTTTTAATATAAATAATTTTAATCTTAATACTTCTGAAAATAATTTTATTAATAATATAGGAGATAAAATTATTATTACTCCTAATGATGATAATTCATATATTGCTAAATTTGTTCTTGATAATATTCCTGAACAATATGTTGGATGGTTTATTTCTTATGAAAAAATTGAACGTTATATTAAATATACAGGATTTATTGGAGGTAATGGTGAAATACAAGAAGATAGTGAAGATGCGAGTATTGAAATAAATAAAACTTCTTATATAGCTGAAGATATTAAAAGAGATTCTACTAATCCTTGGCAAGGAAAACGTGGCAATAATCAAAATTTTATTAGCAATGAACTTAATTTTCTTGATAGTATTATTACAGATTTTGATATTGCAAGATTTTATAATACTACTGTTACAAGAACAAAAGGAAATAATAATATAGCAAAACTTACCTATAATAAAACTGATAATGCATATATAGATATTCCAATTATTAGTAAACATTTATTAGTTGCTGATAGTTATAATAATATTGGAGGTGAAACTAAATTTCAATTAGAGTTAGATGGTGTCGCTGAAGTTATTACTTATTCTTATATAGTTGAACTTATTAAAAGTGATAAAACTAATATTTATAATAATATTAATAAAACATTAATTCCTTGTTCTGAAATTAAATATGAAACTGGAGAAATAAATGTAAATACTAAAGATTCTTTTCATAGTGAAATTCATGTTTACGACTACAAAGAAAGTACTTATTGGAATGATACTCTTAAATATTTTCAAAGTTCTGGTGATTCAAGACCTGTTATTCATCCTGTTTTTTGTAAAGTTCAACAAGCGTTTGTAGATATTCCTTGGGAAAGTTTACAAATTAATAATAAACCTGAAATTATATTTTTTCCTAATGAAGGACTTAATACTACTGATGAATATGAAAAATCATTTATAATCGGAACTATTATTGAAGCAAAAAATACTGTTGATTTATTTCAACAGAAAAATAATACTGTTTGGAATGCTTGTCCAAAAACTATTACTAATTATTATGAAAGTAAAAACTACGCAAAAGATTATCCTAAAACTATTCGTCGTAGTAATATTATTCAAGATGAATCTCGTAATAATGCTTGGAGGCAATTTGAACTTGAACAATATAAAAATATTACTGAAAATAAAGGCGATGTAACCAAACTTATTGCTATCGGTTATTATTTTATTGTTCACTGTCAGCATAGTATGTTCTTATTTAATGGTACTGATAGTATTGAAGCTAAAGAAAATAATATTCAACTTTCTTCTGTTGATTTTTGGGATACTCAATATAAAGAAATTGTTACAAGCGATTTAGGTTATGCCGGACTGCAAAAAGAATACTCTGGTATAGTTGGTAGCTTTGGTTATATATTTTATGATTCTGATAGGCAGCGTTTTTATCGTTATGATAATGGTCAAGTAGCTTATATTGACGACGATATAAATAATTATATTCGTAAACTTAAAGGATATAATGTTCATCTGGTTGATGATAAACGTCGTTATAGAATACTTATTAATTTTAATAAAAATGGTGAAAACGATATAGTTATAAGTTATAACTATCATACTAATACTTTTGTTTCTCGACATACGTATAATTATGTTAGAGGATATAGTACTAAAGAAAATACTTATATAATTGGTAAGTATGATGATAATATTGGTAGAACTAATATCAATATTTATAAAGAAGCATTATATTACAACTCTGTTGTTAATGTAATGCTTAATGCTAATTATATAAGTATGAAATATATTGAATACATACTTTATAAAGTTGCCAAAGTTACTCCCGTTGAACTTAACAATTACTCCCCCGTAGAGGGATTGAATGACCTTTATGCTGCTGATGGAGTTCGTGTATATAGTACTCATTGTGATACTGGTGTACTTGATACTACTTTCAAAGATGCAACTATCGAAGTTAATAAAGTTATGAATTATGCTAAACCTTATTGGAGATTTGGTAATTGGCATCTTAATGCTCTTCGTAATAGACTTGCTGAATATCTACAAAATAAATATGGGGATGATGAATGTAGTCGTATATTTGGTAATTGGTTTGTAGTTGAATTTCATATTAATTCTAACGAGCAAGTTGAGTTAGAAACTCTCGATGCAGTTTATAATAGTGCTGAAAATAAATGAAACGCAAGAAAGTTAAAAGAGACAAAGCCTTTTTAGGTGCAATCATTGGAGCTGTTGCTGGTCTTGCAGGCTCTGCGATTGGTGGTTCGATTAGTAATAATAAAGCTAAAGCTCAACTTCGTGCTCAACAACGAGCACAGAATAAACAAGATACTCTCGCTATGGCTCAAAATCTTAGTGCAAGCTATGGTAATCAAGAGTATGTAGATGAATTTAATAAACGTGTAACTTTTAAGAATGGTGGTAAAATGAAAAAACGTAAATGTAGTGCTGGTACTAAAGTTTCTATTGCAAAAAGATTTGCTTGTGGAGGACGAAAGAAAGCCGAATGGGGAGCAAGCGATACTTCTGCTCTTATTAGCGGTCTTAGTGGAGGTCTTGGTAATATTGTTTCTGCTTCTTTGTCTGGCAATACCGGTATAGTAAAACAAGGAGATATGTTTGCAGGTACTCCTAAAGAACATCTTGAAAAACCTGATTATATTACTACTCCTGCTAATAATGTTTCTGATAATGACTATTTGTACCGTGTTGGTGGATGCAAACGCCGTAAGGCTAAATGTGGTACTAAAAAGAGCTAATATCAGCTCCATATTCCTATATTAATTTTGCCCCGATTAATTTATCCAGCCATGATAATTTAACATGGCACAGGGCATGAGAATGTTTCATAATAAATAATATTTTTTTATTTATGACTAAAGTTAAAAGACCTAATATAGTGCGTGGAGGAATTGCTGTTCCTCTTGGACGTAACTATTATTATATGCGAGGTAGAAAACATGAACAAGGTGGTATTGATATTGGTAAAAATCCTCGTACAGGACTTGAAGTTGAAGACGGTGAAGTTATGCACGTTGGTTCTAAAGATATTAAAATATTTAGTTCTCTTCCTTTTCTTAATGGTAAATCCCCAGCTCAAAGAGTTATGAGTGGTGAAAATTCTAATGCTGTTTTTAATGCTCAGGAACGTTTTAAGAAAAGAAATAAGATTAATGATGATGGTACTAAAAAGAAACGTATGGGAGGATTAAATAGAAGTAAAGATTATGGTTCAAAATCTAAACCTTATCCTAATGTTAAGAAAAGCGATTTTGCTGGAGGTGGCAGAAGTTATCCTATTCCTACTAAAGCCGACGCTCGTGACGCATTAAGACTTGCTGGACTACATCATAGACCTGATGTTAAAGCTAAAGTTTATCGTAAATATCCTGAACTTAGAAAGAAAGCTAAAGTTGGTGGTTTATATTCTGTTACAGTTAATGGAGAAACAAAATTATATCAATATCCCTCTACGGGCAAGATAAAGAAGTCTAAAACGACTAAATCGGCTGGACGTTCTAAATTTGCTGGAGGAGGTGATACTAAAGATAAAGATAAAGAAAAAGATAAAGTAAAAATTATAACTGCTAAAACTTTTCCTGAAGTTAATCCATTTACTTTTACTGAAAATCCTCCTGCTACTACTCCTACCGAAAATGTTGAAGCAACTATTAATGCTAATGTTCCTCGTGCTTTTGCAAAACGTAATAGAGATATAACTGACCCAGAAAAACTTAATATTGCTTATCAAAAAGCTTCAGGTACTTATCCTAATTGGTTTCAACGTACTTATAGAAATATAAGAAATTATGTTAATGAACACCCCGATACTGTCAATGAAGGTATTGGACTTGCAAGTAATGTTGTTTCTTCTCTTATAGGTAATAGTATAAATAGACGAGTGCTCAATAGTCTTCGTTATTCTCCTGCTCCTATTCCTCAACGTGCTGCAAAACTTAAAACTCGAATCAATATTAATCCTCAACTTGATAGAATGAGAGAAAGTCTTGCTGCTTATGAACGAGCTATCGATACAAATACTGGTAGTTCTCAAGTTGCTCTGGCTCGCAAACAGAGAGCAAGGTTAGCAAATGTTCTTTCTACTAATGAACTTTATGGTAATAAAGAAAATACTGAGACTTCTCTTATTAATCAAGATAGACTTAATCAACAAGAAGTTGCTAATAGAAATATTGATGCTTATAATACTTGGGCACAAGGTAAAGCTGATTTTGAAAATAGTATAAGACAACAAAAAGCTGAAAATAATATTGCTTTGATGAATAATCTTAATGCTGGAGTTCAAAATGTTATTAATAATATTCAGCAACGTAGAACTGAAGGAAGAAATATTAAAGCAATGCTTCTTGCTTATCCTGATTTACCTGCTGAACAACTTCTTGCTTCTGGTCTGATTACACAGAACGAATACGATACTTATCGTAAAGGTTATCCTCTTAAACGTAAAAAGAATAATAATAACGAATAAATTACTATGGCTCAAGTACAATATATAACTCGTGATTTTATACCTCGCGTAGACTTAACTACTCTTGGTAATACATTTAATACTCTTGAACAAGGTCATCAAGCTGCCGTACAGGCAGCTTCTGACCTTAAAGCTACTATTGCTAAATTGCCGATGGATGCTCAAGAAGATGGTTTTAAAGAACAACTTGTTAATGAAATAAATCAAACTATTGATGATAATACTCTTTATGGTAATTCTTATGGGGCTTTAGACAATCTTGTTACACAAATTGGAGATATTCAATCTGATGGTAGAATTATAGGTAGACTTCGTAATCATCAAGCTAAAGTTGAATATGATGCTAAAGTAGATGCTATGGCTATTCCTGATGGAATGAAGCAAATGTATAAAGAAGAAAATCCTTATTATTATGAAGACGGAGAAGTTGATGCTAATACTGGACGTGTTCTTCCGGGTGAGATGTGGGAAGCTAAAACTAATCCTGTTACTACTGTTCCAGAAAATCAGATTCAAGCATATGCTTTACAAATAGCTGCTAAAGATGCTGGTAGTGGAGAAACTGTTAGTTTTCTTGACGTCAATGGCAATCCTACTACTGACCCAAATAAATCTGAAGACGGTTCTATGTACAAAAAAGTTGGAACTCGATGGGAACGTCTTAGTGAAGATAAAATTAGAGAAGCATATAGAGTAGCTATTAATAGTATTCCAGGAGCTAAAGATAGTCTCGACCAAGATTATCGTTATGCTACTTGGCAATATGATAAACTTGTTAAAGATGCTGAAGCTAAAGGCGGGAATATCGCTCCTTATGTAAAAGGATATACTGATAAAAATGGTAATATTTATACAAGAGACCAATGGCTTAATAATAAAATAAATAATTTTGCTGATGTTGCTGCATATAATCATGTTTATAGTTCAGTAGATTTTGGTACTGCTTTACAAAATAGAAAAGCAAGACAATCTGCTGCATCTGCATCTGGAAGTGGAGGGCTTATAGGAGCTTTACAAGGAAATAATAGACAACTTGGAAATATTATTAGTGGTACTGAAGAGACTGAAAGCAATGCTTTTGCTGGAGTTACTAAAGCTAAAAATGATGCAAATAGAACTGGTCTTAATATAGCTAAAACTTTTGGAGGTAATCTTTTTAGAGAAGCTGATAGTATTAGCGATATTATTAGAACTGTTCGTCAAAGAGACCCATCTGTTAAAGGTCCAGGAGGTACAGCTAATTATATTATTAGTCATTATGGCAAAAATATGACTCCACTTCAAAAGTCTCAACTTAGAAATGCTCTTGTTGGTTATGTTCAAGCTAACAAACAATATAACCAAATGATTAAAAGTGCTGGTGGTAATGCTGATGGACTTAGATTTAGTGCCAATGCTGCTAATAATGAATATACTAATGACAATAAATATGGTAGAGCTGTTATTAGAGAATTAAATAATATATTTTCTAATAATAATAGTGTAGATTATGAAATAGGTTCTGATGTATTTTCAGCTCTTAAACATTTATATAAAACTGATGACCTTAGAAAAGTAGGTCTTAATTATTCTCGTAATGAAGATGGAAATTATATTGTTACTTTTACTCCTCAAAATAGAAATTTAATGCCTAAATTTGACAGTCTTATAGCACAAGCTGATAGTCAAGTTGATGGTAGTTTTAGTGGATGGTTTAAAAAAGCATTTACGGGCAGAGCCGCTTCCGGTAATTATGTAGTTCATTTTCATAATAAGAATGGAAGAACTAATACAAGAAATATTAGTGGAGGAGGAGCTTTAGCCAATGCTTATGAAAATGGTAGTAATGCTGCTTCTAAAGCAGAAAGTAAAGCTGGAGTTGCTAAAGGAACTCGTAGTTTTAGTACTGGTAATTATGCAAGTTTTGGTGCTGCTTATGCTGCTATGCATCCAGAAATAGCTCAACAAACAGGTGAAACTCTTCAACAGTTTATAGATAGACAAAATGAACAAGTTGATTTAGGTTTTGCTCAAGGTAATTTTGATTCTGGCCAAATACAGTATCTTGATGAATCTGGTAGAGCTTTTATTGATATTTCTAAAAATCAAGATGCTAAAACTCTTATACAAAATATGTATGCTGATGATACTCAGCGTAAAAAAATAAAGAGAGCTATTAAAATTCCAACAGGTACTGAAGCTGGAGGAACACAAGGATATGTTCTTTCATTTACTGTACCTAAAGGATTTGGCAATAAACATTTTAAAGAAGGACAAAAAGTAAATATAATTGTTAGTGGTGTTAGTGAAGAAGAAATTAATTTTAATCCTTCTATGAATCCATCTGTTCTTGCTTCTAATGCTATTGTTACAAGTAGAGCTACTGGAGGTCCTGTTGAAATTCAAGGTTATGACGCCAATCTTGGTAATACTGATTTAGTTCCTACTAAAAATGGAAAATATGCATCTACTTTTATGGGTAATGCAAAGAATATGACTCCTGAAGAAGCTGAATATTATATTACTCTTATGTACACTCTTCAACAATTCAAAGGACAACTTGAAAGTGGAGCATATAATCTTGCTGACCCTAATCAAGTAACTCTCGTTAATAATAAATTTGACAATCTTGTAAATGAATTATCAAAAGTTACAGATACAAGTAGAAATAGTGTTGCTACTGCTGTCTTTAATATGATTAAAAATGGAGAATGAGATATGCCTAATAATGTAATTACAGGAAATTCTTTCGTAGATAAAATACGTCCTTATATTCCTAATCCCGAATATAATCCTAAAACCAAGAAAGGTCGTGTTCAACCTCCTATTCTTGTTGATAGTTCTGCTCCAGCTATTAATGATAACTTTATGTCAAGAACTATGAATAGTGTTAATAGACTTACTTTTACTGGAAGAGAACTTGGTTTTACTAATGAAGAAATAGAGAGTGATGCCGATTTAGGCATTACTCTTTCTCCGTATAATACTGTAGATGAACTTAATAAAGCAAGAGCAGATAGTCAATCTGCTCTTTCTCAGTTTGGTAACTTTCTTGCTCAAGCTGGTTTAGGTGAAGTTCTTGTTGGTACTATGGAAGGATTTGGTAATATCTTTGATGGAGCCAAACAATTTGTTACTGGAGACAATTATGAATCTTCTGCATGGACTCGTTTTTGGGAAGATATACATAATGATATTAAAGATAAATTTAAGATTTATCGTGAGAACCCTAACGCTGATTGGGACTTGTCTGACTTTGGTTGGTGGATGGATAATGCTGTCAGTGTTGCTACTACTGCTTCACTTATGATACCTGCTGCTGGTTGGGCAAGAGGTATTTCTATGCTTGGTCGTATAGGTAAAATAGGAAAAGGAATTAATGCTGTAACTCGTTGGGCAAGTAAAGGTCTTAGTAATTGGAGCAAAGCCGCAAGAACTGGTAATAAGTATGCTCAAATAAGAGCTGCAGCTTCTATTAATAAAACAATTAATAATGCCGCTGAAATAACTGGTACTGCTCTTCTTAGTAGAACAGGTGAAAACTATATGGAAGGTCGTCAAGTTTATGATGAAGTTTATACTAATAGTAAAGAGAATCTTGATAATATGCCAGATACTGAATTTCAGAAGTTTCTTGCTCGTCATCCTGAATTTAGAAACCAATCTAAAGATGACATTGCCAAAGAAATAGCTCGTCAATCTGCTAACGAAACTTTTTATAATGATTATTGGATGTTACTTATGGATATTCCTCAGTTCAAAGCTCTTGGTAGTTTATGGGGAAAACCTATGCAACGTGCTTCTAAAGCGTCTGAACGTATTGCTGCTGAAAATGTTAGACGTACTCTCGCTGGTAAAAAAGCTGAAGACCTTATAAAAAATAATCTTCTTAATAGAACAAAAGAAGGTTTCAAATATGCTTTCAAACATCCTACTAAAAGTGCTGTCATTACTCAACTTGGTGAAGGCTTTGAAGAAATGTATCAAGGTATTCAAAGCGAAAAAGGAATGGAAGTTGCTACTAAATATTTTGACCCATCTTTTACTCCTCGTTCTCTTACTTCTTATTTTACTGACGGCAGTATATGGGAACAAGGATTTTGGGGTTGGATTGGTGGTATGGCTTTTACTCCTGCCGGACAAGCAATTCAAAAAGGCTCTCATGCTATTAAAGGTTTATATAATAAAAAACACATGACTGCCGAAGAATATGAACAATGGCAACGTGCTAATCGTAATATAGGAGCTGAAAAAATTAATAATGTTACTATTACTGCAAAAGAATTTATTGACAATATGAATAAAATTAACGAAGGAAAAAATCCATTTAATTTTGTTGTCAATAAAGATACTGGTACTAAGATTATTAAAGATGGTCAATTAGTTGAAGAAACTATTGACGATGAACAAAAAGAATTACTGAAACAAGAAGCTATTGATAAATTTGTAACAGATACAGCTTTCGATGCTATTGATAGTGGTGTTTATCCACTTATGCAAGAAATACTTAATAGTTCTGAATTTGACCAATATCTTACTAAAAATGGTGCTACAGTTAACGGCAATGATAAAGCTATAAGCAAAGAAATTTCTAATCGTATGGAAGCTATTTCTGATATGTATCAGAACGAACTTCGTAACGTCAATAATCTTACCGATAAAGCAAATCCATTTGCAACCATTGCTGCTGCTCGTAGTTTAGTTAGAACTAAATTACAATTAGAAGATTATGAAAATCAGTTAGGTAATATCGCTGCTCGAATGGAAGAAGCTAACGATAACCAAACTGATTTTAATCCTTATATTGAACGTAGAAAATATAATTATGCTAAACGTCAATTAGATAATATTGAAAGACAAGAACAAATTATTGCTACTCAATATGCCAATAAAGAAATTGGTGCATCTGCTCGTGACCAATATATGAAAGAACTTGATGCACAAAGAAAAGTATGGCAAGATTATATTATGAATAATACTTCTAAAGGTGCGATAGAAGAAACTATGAGAACTATTCAGGAAGATGAGAGTATTCCTGATAATATGAAAAAAGATTTTTATACTATTATGAGAAACTTGGATAAACAAATTGCTTCTGCTACTGAAGTGTCTATTCCAAGTGATACTATTAAAGAACTAATAGATGAAGAAATAACTATTGAATCAAGACGTAATTATACGCAAGCTCAACTGCCATTAGATGAAGCTGATTATAAAAATGTTTATAATGAGTTTGCAATGGCTATGGACCAAATGTATCGTAAACGTATTGATGGAGATATTGATACTGTTAAAAATTATCTTAATAATGCTAAAGATTTAGATGAGGCTATTAATAATGTTCTATCTGAAAATACAGGTATTAGTAAAGTCGATAACGCTCTTAAATCTATTCGTTATGGTTATTTTAATCAAAACAAAGATATGAGAGGTCAAATTACTAATAATCTTCAAATGGAACTTATTATTGAAGAAGCTCGTAAAAATCGTAAAAAAGCTGAAAATTTACAAGCTGAAGCTGAACAAAGTGGTACTGTTCTTCCTGAAAGCGAAGCTGGTCAACAACAAGAGCAAGAAGAAGCTGCTATTAATCAACAAGAAACACAAGATGAGAATGGTAATCCCTCTACGGGGGAGGTTGAGCAAACAACAACAGCAAATACTGACACAACTATTGCAACAGATAATACTAATCTTGAACGTGCAGAATCTCAACAAGCACAAGCAACTGTTGGTGCTCCAGAGCAAGAAGTTGAAACTCGTCAAACAGGACATGAACATGATGTTAATCCTATGCAAGTTGATGTTGCACAAGATGAAGCAGAAGTACAACGCAAACTTGCTCAAACAATAGATGCTAATTCTCTTAGAGCTGAACTTGCTGCTCGTAAATATGTTATGCAAATAGGTTTTAAAGAAGGTGCTAAACTTGATGCTATTACACAAGCTTTACAAAATAAAGACGAAAGTAAACTTGCAGAGTTTATTCAAGAAATTACTGATTTCCTTACTAAACAAGGTTTTGATGATGATATTTCTAAAATAATGGCGCAACGTTCTCTTGTTAGTACTATAAATATGTATGGCGCTATGAATGAAAAAAGTGCATTTGGAAGACTTGCGACTCAATTAGCAATTGGTCTTAATGAAGCTGCTGCAAAAAAATATAGTGCTACTGAACTCATTAACGGAAAAGGTCTCGATGAAGTAGTTGATGCCTTTATGGAAGAGTTTGTTAAGGTTACTAATAATCTCAAACTTAGTAATGGCAAATATATTATTAATCTTAAAACATTATTTAATTATCTTATTCATAATGAAAGTATTGATGGCAAGACTGCTGTTCAAATTTATAATAATCTTAATGAATATATAGCTTCGTCAGTTAATACTAAATATATATTTACAGGTTATGATACTAAACGCGGTCTTTATCAAACTGGTGAAGAGTTCATTCATCAAGTTGAAGAACAACGCAAACAAGAGATTTCTTCTCGCAATCAAATGCACATTCATCTTATTGAACCTGAACAAAGAAATAAAGAGTTCAATGATGCAATGCTTGCTGCTGCCAACGGCGCCCCATCGCATATTGAAGAACAAAGAAATAAAGCAGGCGAACTTACTAACTTAAATGTTATTGTTGATTGGGAAAAGAATGGTAAGAAAAAATCTACCAAAATAGGTATTCTTCGTACTGTTCATTATTCACAAGATGCTCGTAAGATATATCCTAATTCTCATTATAGCGGCTTCAGAAATGAAATTACAAGAAATGATGATGGTACTGTAAGTCTTGATTGTGATAATCTTTTCTATGCTATTTGTGATGCAACTACTACTGATGGATTTAATCTTCGTAATGCTATTGCTGATTATTTTGAAAAACGTTTAGCTTTACTTCAAGATGAAAGTCTTACTCCTGCCGGATTAAATAAAGCTCTTAATGCTCTTATTACTCCTGAATTTATCAGTAGTATTGTAGATAATCCGCTTATTGAAGAACTTATTAATCAAGGTAGATATAAACCTTATGTTGAAGCTGAAGATATAGAAGATATACATGACGACGAGAAGAGTATGCGACGTCTTACTGCTATTCGTCTTGCCGAAGATATTTCTAAAGTACTTTTCTATGCTGATGGTTATGCTGAAAATAATGTAGCTTCTGAAGTTAACGATTTCGCTGTTGATAGTTATACACTTCGCGAACGTTATAAAACATGGAAAGATAAAGTATATGATAATTATACTCATACTTATGAACTTCAAAAAGCTATAAATAATAATGAAAATAAAAGTGCAACTATTAATGTTAATGTAGGTTTTGTTACTCGATTAAATGAAGCTCCAGAAGATTCTCAACCAAATATTGCCGACCAAGATTTTAATCCTATACCTAATACTGATGGATACACTCCATTTGTTTATTATAGTAATGGAAAACTTGTAGATGAATATGGTAACGATTATGGTTATGCTCCGTCTGGATTTGGTGATTATTCTATGGGTTTTATTGTTCATACTGATGGAGTTCAATCTTTTATAGCTGCTTGTAGAACAACTGCTAATGTTAAAAATACTAAAATGCATAAAGCTGTTATTGCCGAAGTAGCTGATATTATTACTGCTCAAATTAATAATATTAATAATTCTAATCATGCAGATAATTTTAATGTTGTCAAAGAAAGATTAGAAGAACTTTTTGGTCTTGGAGGTCTTTTCTATTTTGGTAATATTAATCTTGTTACTGATTCTAATGAACGATTTATTACTATACAATATAAACAAGGTAGAGGTAAAGATGCAAAATATACTAATATAACAACATTTCATTCTATTAATAAAGATGGAATTACTCCAAGCAATGCCATAACTATATATGATAACGCCGGTAAAGTACTTACTAATATTACTTCTATTAATGCTGAAACTCAAGGAATACTTAATAAACTTACTCAAACTTTGACTGATAATTTTGTTATTAATAGAAGTCAAATAGGCATGACCAAACAAACTAAATCTGGTGGTACTCCTCGAATATTTACTTGGAATGGCGAAAACTTTATTGTTCATCTTGGCGCTAAAGATTATACTTATAAAAATTATGGAGATTTTATTTTTCAAACTGCCGGTTTTACTACCAATCTTGTGAGTAAAAATGGTAGCTTTGTTACGAGATATATTGATACTCGTCATGTTACTATGGATACTCATATTAATAAAAAACAAAAAATTACTCAAAAAGCTAATACAGCTGTTTCTGATTATCTTTATAATGAACGTAATCCAAAACGTAAAACAGCCGATACCGAAGAAATACTTAAACGTGCTGGTGTTCCACAAGAAAAAATAGATATACTTCTCGGTACTAATAGTAAAATTCCTTTTGTTACTAAACAAATATCTTTATCTAACGTTGATGATGGTAAGACTAATGCTTTTTATAATAAAAAAGATAAAAAGATATATATAACTCCTCGTGGAGCTTCCGTTATGAATGGTAGTTCTACTAATGCTATTCGTATTATATTACACGAAAATATACATAGATTATTTAATAGTAGTAAATATACTAACGCTGAACGTCAACGAATTGTTACAGAACTTGAAGATGTTTATAATTTTGTTAGACAAAAATTTATCGAAGAACATGATAATGGTAAAATTAATGATGCTTTTTTCAATTCTGTAAATAAAGTTCTCGATACTACACAAAGTTATGACAATCAACAAACTCGTATGGAAGAATTTGTTGTAGAATGTCTCACTCAACCATTATTTACTGAATGGCTTAATAATACTCAATATGATAATGAAAGTAGTGTTCAAGGTATTAAACAAAGCAAAAAATCTATACTGCAAAAATTAATGGATATTTTGCTAAATTTATTTGGTATTAAAGACCGAAAAATAAATGATTTTAGTATCTTAGCACGTGAATATGTAATACTTGGTAAAGGTAATAATCCTACTACTAATAATGATTTATTTAGTCAACATCTGACTACAACATCGACTGCTGCAAATACTGTCGATACAGATAACACAAACTCCCCCGTAGAGGGACAGCCGGCATCTCCTACTGCTATTGATAATCAACCGCCTGCTATTAACCCTGCTACTGGTGAAAATGTAGAAACTACTACAAATGATTATATTCCTATTGATGAAGACGGTGTATTTACTATGCCTGACGATGAAGATTATGACCCTGCTGATGGTCTTAAAGCTGCTACTGATTTGATTGAAAATAATGATACTACTGCTGAAATATATTCTGTTCCTATTGCTGATGGTGCTGATATTAGCACATTTGGCGTTCGGACGGTTAACGATATGAGCGATTTTGTTAATACGTTCCCGATGCAATATCGTGCCAATATTAAGCAAATACTGGCTTCTAATGAACTTAACTATACTTGTGCTTAGTGATTAATCAACTATATATACTAAATGGATTGTGGGGCTAATAACAGCTTTCACAATCCATAATATTTTTTCAAAACAACAAATTCAAACTATTGTTCATTATAGTGATGAATCTTATAACGGAGATAGTAATATGAATTGTACAATTAATGACCTTAATTTATCATTTGATAAAGATAATCGGCTTCGTACCACAATTGGACGTGTGGCTGGTTGGAGTGTTGATAAGGCTTATGTCCTTGCAAGTTTTCTTCAAGATGAAAGTTTTAAGAAGTATCTTTCTAAAATGCTTACAGATAAAGATATTATAGGAGGTGCTGCTATTGACTTGAAGAATATAACCGATAACGATTATATAAATATTAATCAGAATAAACTTGGTAGTCTGCTTAATGTTTATTATATTGACCATTATCATAGTGTAAATAATAGTAAAACTAATAAAGCTCTTGGTAGACTCAATGGCTTTAGTAGTGGTACAGCTAAAACTGTGGGCTTAAATTATACAGCCGACCGTATTATTGATAAATACTATGACGAATTTGGTAAAGCTAAACCTAAAAAATTACAAGAAATAATTGCTGAAGTTATTAATGATATTGAGCATGAACTTTATAAGCAAGTTAATTTATTTGCAAATAATGTTATTAGTAGCGATAAATATTCTAAAGCAGCTCGTGATTATGCTCAAAAATTTATAGATATTATTAAACGTATTGAAGAAAATAATAATAAAATAAAAGAAACTACTATTTTCGCCAATGCTAATAAAAATCAACTTCGTCAATATAATGGTAAAAAAGTTACTGAAGAAGAAAAATCTATAATTAAACGACTTACCGATATTGATAAACAATATAAAGAAGAACTCGCTTCGCTTGGTAAAGATAATGCTCGCGCCGCGTTAGACCGTTATGTTATTGCACAAAACTTAGTTAATCTTTATGCAAACAATGTTGATGGTGCTTTGAATAAACGTCTTCGTAACTTTGCTAATCTTGTTGCTCAAATGAAAGGAGATACAAATGGTTGGTTCTTTCAAGTTATGAATACTAAACGTATGACTTCTATTGTTAAAGAATTTAATAATATTGGTGACATAGAAGAATATATTGAACAACAAGACGAAAATAATGACAATATTATTGATAAATATAATGGTCAAGATGTAGACCAAACTACTAAATCTTGGGAAGATAGTCTTTATAAATCTTTTAATTCTGCCATTAGCGGAAAGATGAGAATTATACTTTCTCGTGTTCCTAAACTTTCTTCTCCTTTTAATCCTACTGCTGAAATACAATCGCTTGATACAGAAAATGAACTTGGAGTTAAAACCTATATGGATGCTCAATTTATTACTGTTCAAATGTTTAGCTTTGGTGATTTCAGTGATATTGAATCTATGGTTAGAAGCATTGAACGTAGAGCCAATACTGTTGAAGAACTTTATGGTATTGGAATGCTTGTTAATCAAATGAAACAAGATAAAGTTTTTGCTAATTATATGTATGCCAATTTCGCTAAACCTCTTGTTAATAAAACAATGTGTGTTATTAGCGATTTAACTAAAGAAAGTGGTATTACTTTTAATTATAGTAATGCTAATGCTTTCTATTCTACTAAAATGGCATTTGATATGATGAATAAACTTCGTGCTTCTTATAATACTCAATATGATATTAACGATTATAAAACTATTCAAGCCCTTGGTAATAAACTTCGCAATCCTAAACTACCAATAGAATTTGATGATACTGAAATTATTTACAATACTTTACTTAAATATTTTCCTAATATTAAACGTGAAGTTTATGATAATTTTTTACGTGGAATTAAAGATGATAAACGCAATGCTTTAATTAATTTTACTCAAAATCTTATAGCTATTATTAATGGCGCTGGTGCTCTTAAAACTAAAATTAACACTGCTATTGAAGAATCTAATAGAAAATATAATAATGCTAAGAAAAAGTTTAATCAAGATTATAATGCCTATTTGGAAGCTGGAGATACTCAAGCTGTTAAGCAAATGAAGTATCCAACTTATCAAGGAGTTGATTATACTGAATATGATTTAGACCCTAATACTCTTAAAGCTGTTATTAGACTTGCAGAAAATCTTTCAGATTATTCTGCTTCTAAAGCTCGTCTTAATACTGCTAACGCTGAGGGCAATACTGCTTCTGATGTAACTAAAAACTGTTATATAACACGTTTCTTTGAACAAATTAATGCTGGTACAGAAGAAGATTCTAATGCTGGCCTTCATGCTTTATTAGATTATATAACACAAGGTACTGAAAATGGTAAAGAAAATCAATATTCTAATAATCCTCTTTTCTTTGGTGTTAAAGATGAAAATGGAAGAGTAATTATACCTGGCATGTTTACTCGTGTCGGAGATATATTTAATATTAATAAAAACGCTAAAGAAATACTTAATTATAGTCTATTTGACGGTACAAAGAATACTCAAAGCGGAAATGGTAGTGGATATGCTTCTATGTCTAAACTTGATTTCTTTGTTACTCAATATATAGCTTATGCTAATAGCGTTGGAGATATTAATGAGAATGGTATAAATAAGAAAATAGGTAATCTTGACAGTTCTGTTTATGCTATGCGTATTGGCAGTGATGCACCTAAAATTTATATGATACGCGCTCCTCGTTATAATTATCGCCAACTTCAATATGCTTTCTATAATCATCTTATGGATGAACTTAATATGTATGTTAATAGTCTTAATAAGATATTTAGAAAGAATAATGCTGGAGAATATAAACTTATTACTACTACTAATGGTCTTTATGGTAGAGCATTCTTTGATGAAGGTGCTGCTGATAATCTTCGTAAAGACGGAAAGAAAGATATGTCTAAAGCATTTGTTGAAGAAAATAATGGTAGACTTCAACTTGCTGGTAAAATGTTTAAGTTTCTACGTCTATTTGATGCTAATGGACATAGTGCAGCAACAGATATTGAAACTGTACTATCTCTCTACGGGGGAGTTGATGCGAATGCAACGTCGTTATTTATCAAAGACGGCAGAACTAAACTTAAACTTAATAAAGATTATATTAATAGTGAAAATGGTTTTATTAAAGAATTAACTGATGAACAAGGTACTCGTTTTGTACTTGATTTAGGTGCTACTCAAAAGAAAGCTCTTTTGAACATTGTCGATAATTGGATGAAAGATGTTCTTCAAGAATCTACTGCGAGAACAAGTGATTTCGTTCAAGCTATGGAACATAATAATATTCAATATACTCAACCTATGATTCAAAGTTTTATTCTTAACGCTTTGAATATGAATATGAATTATGATGATATGTTTGAAGGAGATTTTAAGTTTTATAATAATGCTCGTGATTTCCTTAAACGTACAAAAGAAAGTCAAGCTGGAGGAGATGGTTGTAGCGGTTATAGATTAACGGAACTCCCCCGTAGAGGGATAACTGAGAATACTTATTTTGGCGAGCCTGAAATTATAAATGTTAAGACTGCTAAAAATACAGAAGCTGGGACTTATATTGTTCCTACTTATGATAATGGTAGTATTGTTAACAAGCCTATGACTGCTCGTAATGGTTTTAGAGCTGTTACTATTCATAATACTATTAAACCTTCTGATGTTGCTATGGACTTGCAAGAAACTCTTGAAGAGGAATTTATTTCTCAAGGTATGAGTAAAGAGGACGCTCATGCACGTTCAGTTAAAATCGCTGGAGGTTATTTTGCTCAAACAAAAGTTAATGATGCGCAGTCATTTATTACTCTTGAAGAATTTATACGTCGTAAATATGCTGATGGTACTATTGGCAATTATCAAGATTTAATTGCTCAACTTCTTGACCCGAATGTTAAAGCTGAAGATATTGATGTAGACGCTGTTAATGCTCGTATTCAAGTTCAAAAGAACTTCTATTTTGATAAGCAATTCGACCCTTATACTGGAACTTTTGTTCCTCGTCAAATTAAAAACGCTGAATTTGTACTTATTCCTAAATTGCTTCCACAAGATAGCGATTTAATAAAAGTTTATGAGTGGATGCGTGCTAATGATATTGGACAGCTTAATACAGCTGAAACTGATAAAGCCGCTAAGAAAAATATATTTACTATATGGAGTGAAGATACAGGTGAATTTATTGACCCTCGAAATAATAAAAAATTTAGAGAAGATTATATTCAAAATTATTATTATCAATATCTTTATAAACAACAAGATGTTCCTCAACACATGATTAATGAGGAAAATAAACTTGGAGCACAAATTCAAAAGAAGATTATTGATAATGTTTCTACTGCATCTAAACAAGTTCAAGATTGGGCTAATGAATATCAAGAAGCTCTTGTTGAAAATATTAGAGAAGATTATATTAGATTTCTTGATAGAATGGGATGGGAATATGATTCTGAATCTGGTCATATTGTCAACAGCGAATATGCTACAAAAGATGCAAATGGCAATCCTCTTCCTGCCGAAGTTATTAAATCGAATAGAGAAACATTAAATCTTACTGATTTTTATACTCGTGCTCGTGAAGAAGCCGCTCGTTTAGGTATGGATAGTAATTTTATAGAATATCTTATTCCCAACGAATTTGGTGTTACTACTATGCCTAACTTAATGAATAATGTTGCTTCTAAACTTGAAAGTGTAGCACAAGCTTTATTTAATAGAACTGTTACTCGTCAAACTATGCCTGGATGGCATGCTGCTCAAGTTACTGATGTTGGTTATAGTCGTCGTCTTCTTAAATTTGACCCTAAAACTGGCGTTATGGAAGTTTATCTTCCTCGTTGGAGTAATCTTCTTCCTAAACCTAAAAATGCTGAAGAAGAAAAGAAACTTCTTGAACAAATAGCTAAAGAAGGACTTGATATACATCTCGGTTATCGTATTCCTACTGAAGGTAAACAATCTATATCTGTTCTTAGAGTAGTAGGTTTTACTAACGATGCGCTTGGTTCTACAATAATTGTTCCAGAAGAATGGGTTACTCAAACTGGTTCTGACTTTGACGTTGATAGTATATATGGTATTAGTTATGAAATATATGCTAAGAAAGATAAGAAAGGTAACATAACTGTTTATAAAATACCTTGTGAAGAAGATAAAGTAGATAACGACAATCTATATATTAACTATGTAAACTCTCGTCTTGAAGATAAAGTTAAACGTAGCGATATAGGTGAAGAAATTGAATCTCGTATTAAAGAACTTCGCGATAGTCTTAAAGCTCAAATTGGAGATAAACTTAATTCTAATAACGCTGCATTTGTTGCAGTTGATACTCAACGAAATGAATTATTTAATAAACTTCCTGCTTGGGCACGTGGTATTATAGTTAATGAGCAAACAAAAGCTAAACGTGTTGCTAAGAAAGATAAAGTAAGTGTTGATTTGCGTGGTGAATATCAAGTGATTAATAAATTGTTTGATGAACAACTTACTAAACGTAACTTAGATGATGCTACTGCCGATATTATTAAACAATATATGGACTATCAAACTTCGTTGATTAATATAATGAACGAACAAGATGGTATTACTACTTTTGATAAAGACGAATATATTAGTTCTAAAAAAGATATAATTGCTACTGCTGTTGAGAATGCTCGAAAAGAACAAGTTAAACTTTGCGAAAGTAAAGCTAATGAAGTCGGGTTAATGAGTTATGACGACTTTATTAAACAACCTCTTATTAAACGTCTTTCTCGTAAAGCTCGCAATAATTATATTCTTGATAGAATGATTAATATTATGAACGATAGAAGTTCTCGTGAAGAACAGTATGGTCGTTCACAATTTGAAGGTATTGCTGGTGAAGAAACTTCTGCTAATGATATTATTAATAAAATAAGTGGTCAATCTAAACGTAGTTATAGTCCTTATAATCCTCTTGACCAACTCGATTACTTTGAAGATGCAATGGGGGGCGCTCGTCTTAAAGCTCTTTCTGTAAATTGGGATACATTTGTTAGTAAATGTAATAGAACTCATCCAATTCTTAGTGAAGAAGATGCTGTTGAGTTTGTACTTCCCGATGAACACATAGAAGATAGCGCTATTGATTATGATATTAAATCTATAAAGAAAGCATATCCTGATGCTATTAGGAAAAAAGAAATTAAATATGATACTTCTAATATAAACATAAATTATAATACTATTAGTATTGATGACGCTTATAAGATTTTTGAAAATTTAAGATGGACTGATGAAAATGGTAAACATCATTCTTTATATATGAATTTCAAAGATGATACAATAAGTCTTCAAGAAGCTATTACTTGTGCAAAAGCTATGGCGTATAGTACTATTAATGGAAATTATAGCGATACTGTTGTTAGAAATATTTGGTTACATAAATATAATAATGAACAATTAGTTAATCTTGAAAAAGCTCTTAAAGTTGGCGATGATATAGGTGCTCAAGCCGATGAATGGCCTGCTATTAGAGAAAAGGTTATTGATACTTTTAAAGAAGCTGCTAATAAACAATTTAGCCCTAAAAGAGAATCTACTGCTCGTAAACAAACTATATTTACAGCTAATAAAATAGGTTGGTCAGATACTAATAAAAATCTTGTAGGTGATTTTGTTACTACTTATACAGCTCAAACTACTGCTCATCATCTTGACGCTGTTAAACAAGGGTCTATTCCTAATGTTAATGAATATACTTTTCATGTATATAAATTCCTTACTACTATTGGTCTTGACCATGAAACTTCTGTAGGTTTTATTCGTCAGCCTGCTATTACTAAACTTGTTGCCAACAATAATCTTATTAATTCTGTATTCTTTAGTAGCAAAAATGATGCTGTTAAAATGACTTTAGCTGATATTGCTACAAGATTGGGTCGTAAAGCTAAAGGAAAATATGATATAACTCATAATACTTCTCTCGGAGTTATATTGAATAGTCTTAAAGAAGATGGATGGTTTGTAGAAGAGTTCAAATATCAAACAGGTATTGATATTACTAAAGTAAATAATAATAAAATTCTTAAACTTAGAATACCTCTTAATAAAGCTGATATATTTAAACGTATTAAAGATGAAGCTACTAAAACTGGAGATGTATATGAAAATGCTGTTCAAGACGTTATAGTTCTTATTCAATTTAGTCAATATAAACGTACTACTGATAAACTTAATGAGTATATACAAGCTCTCAATGCTGACAAGATAGGTGCTGCTCCAAGTATTCGAGAAACACGTCAAATGAGAGACAGAATTAATAAACTTCGTCAAGATTCAACTCTTACTATTGATGGAGAATCTATGATTAATAAAATTTATCCTGCTGATAAATATAATTCAAATGCTATTAAAGTAGATGAATCTGTATATGCTCCTATTGCTGCTGTTTATTCTATGGCTACTCTTCCAAGTATTGAAGTTGGTGGTAAAATCTTTACTATGGAAAATGAAGATTTTGCTATTGCTGAAGAAACAGTCCAACAAACTATTCATAAAAGATTAAATATCGAAGAGTATAAAGAGTATAAACGTTATGCCGTCGCCACATTATATAATACGATTAGCAAGCTATTGACGCCTTTGACGGTTGATGAACGAGGACGCATTATACCTTATTCAGAAGAGATAGTTAATGAGGACACAGAGCTAAAAACAGCTTCACCATACTGGGATAGAGAACGTTCTCGTATTGTTGGTTATGGTATTACTGATGAAGGTAATTTCAAATGTGCTAATGTTAATGCTCCTACTGCTGATGAAATTAAAGAATATCTTAAACTTACTCCTGCACAAAAAATTATATTTATACAACGTAATTTCTCTGATAATCAAGGAGTATTTAATAATATAAAAGTTACTCTTATTAATAATACTGACGTTCGTAATAAAGGTATTAGTAGACAATATCTTAATTATGATGACCAAGTTGATAGTATTGAGGATTTGTTTAGTATGTTTGAAAATAGTTTTAGTAATCATAATCCTCTCATTAAACTTGCCGCTGTTGATTTAATTAAATACGCTTTTATAGCTGAAGGATTTAATTTTAAGTCTGGTTATATTACTAAGATAATTCCTAACGATACTCTTTACTCTGATATTAATGACGGAGGTATGGATATTATTGAAGATATTAAAACTAAAGGCGAAGCCTTATATCATATTATTCAAAGTGAAGAATTTATTAATAATTTTATGCGCAGTCATAGCGGACTTGCTCCGCTTTTTACTTTAAGTCCAAAAGATAAAACTACTAATATATTTATATCTTGTAGTAATATTGATGGACTTGTTTCTTTCGATATGACTACTGAAAATACTCAAGCTACATGGTTGCATAGTCAGCTTATGCTTCAACGTTATATTGATGGTTATATAAGAGTTACACATCCTGTTGGAGAAAATAAAACTCCTGTTACTACTTTATATAAAGTTCTTGGACGAAATGAAATTACTGACGAAAATGGATTTGTTAAAGGTTATAAAGACATATATCTTGTTCCTCTTAATCTACTCGATAAATATGAAAGTTATGATATAAGTTATAATCAAAACTATAATCAATTTAATGATTATTCTTATTATGTAGACAGAGTAGATAATCTTGCTAATGAAACCGAAAGTTATCGTTCTTATAATATTAATAAATTTCAGGAATATAAGGAAAAAATGCTTACTACTGATAAAAATGATATTAATACTCGTGCTCAATATTCTAAAATGTCAGAACAATATTTACGTGAAAGTCAACGAGCAAGAAGTAAAGCTATTGATAAATATCCTGGCAAATCTAATCCTATTGGTAAGTTTAATCCTACTACTAATAAAACTTTTAACAATCCTAATGCTTTAATGGAACTTGCTGAAAGTTCTGATAAATATTTAGCTGGTGCTGTATCTAAATTTATTAATGATATTAATCAAGCATTTATTTCTAAACTTGCAAGTGGAGATAATATTGGTATGTTTGTTGTTAATAATTCATATCAACTTAATAATCTTATACCTGCTGGCACATTTATAATACAAGATTTTACTAATGAAGATGGAGATATTGTTAGATTGCAAATCGGTCATACTCCTACTAAAAATTTACTTAAAACTATTTATAATATTACTCATGGCAAAAATGATAGTAACATAAATCTTAAATATGCTATTAAACAACTTGCAGAAACTAATACTCGACCAAATGCTGCTAATTATTTCTATATAACACAAGTTCCTCTTACTAATGAAGAAGCTGAAGAAAGATTAAATGCAGCAACCGATTTAATTGCTGATGATTCTGTCGTTGAAGACGCTGGGCTACCCCGTAGAGGGACATCTCGTGTCAATATTGATGTTGTTAGTGCTTCTGTTATGAAACAAATTCAATATGAAGCTCTTAAAAACAATAATGCTATTGCAAGACGTTTTATTCAAACTATGGAACGTCGTGGTATTAATAGAAATTATCGTAGTTCTCTTGCTGAACACCGTAAAGATATTTATCGTGCTGCCGCAAGATATTATCAATCTGCTGCAAATAGTCTTATTAATGCTCTTAATGGTTATGAAATAGCTGGACAAACACTTCGTATGGATAGTCCTGAGTTCTTTGAAGAACTTGCTAAACATGATGAAGAATTTAATAAAGTAGCTAAAATTATTCTCGACGCTGTTACTTTTGGCAATCGTATAGCTCCTATTATGCAACTTGATATTGCCGCTGAAGATAAAGAAACTAAAGAAGGTATTCAATCTATTCAAAATAGTATTAATTCTATTAGAACTAATACAGGATTTAAGACCGCTCTTGCTAATATGTTTAATATATATTTCAAAAAATATTCTACAAATCCTGACATTAGTGATGGTATTCTTAATCTTCGTGACCAATTTGGTGATATAGATACCATCGTTGCTCTTATTTCTGACCCTGCTGAAATTAATAATAATGAAGTTCAAGTTATTCTTAAAAACATTTATAGTATGTTTAGTAAAGCAGAAATGTTTGATACTGAACGTAATATAAAAGAATGGAAAGAACAACTTACTAAAATTGATGCTATGACTGAAAGTCTTGATATGGATAAAATTATAGATTCTGAACACGGTATGCTTCGTCAAGACTATAATGATAAATACCTTGAAGATAAACAAAAAGTTATTGATGATTTTAATGAGGCTCGCAAATATAAAGATGAAAGTCAAGAAGCATTTACTAAATATATTAAAGCTAAATATGCTCGTGATGAATTTATGTATAAACATCAACATCAACTAATTGTTGATGATTATTATAAAGAAGATTTGGCTATGCGTAAAGAAGTTATGGATAAAGCCAAAGATTTATATTATGAGTATATGCGTTATATTACTGAACTTTATAATTTGAATACTGGAGAAGATGAAGATAATGAAGATATTAAGAAACGTAAAACAGAACTTATCAATCATATTACTGCAATACGTGCTGACAACGATATAACAGGAGAACTTAAACCTATTCAGCAACGTATGAAAGTTAAAGCACTTAATGATTATATTACTAAACATAGAGAACTTGCTCATAAATATTTTAATACACAAGAATATGATGGTTTTCAAGAAGACTATAATCGTTATAATGATTATATTAAATATCATGATAAAACTCATAAACGTTTAAGTCTTGAAGAAAAACTTGATGACCCAGAATATCGTGAAGCATATAATTGGATTAAAAATAATGGTAAACTTAGATATACTGATGAAGCCGCTGTTAAAATTGCAAACGCTTTTGATGTATTAACTAAACGTCAAACTGCTATTTCTAATAAGACTTTGCATGCTATTCGTAAAATGGAAGGTGTTATTGATGATAATGGTATTATTGATGGACGTAAGTTAACAAATGAACAAATTGCTCAACTTCGTGAAGAAGAAATGGATGAACTTGCTACTAAATATGAGAATGGAAATGGAGAAATGATGCTTATCAAAATGATTTCCGTTCGTCCTCCTATTATGAATAGTCGTCCAAAGGATGATGAAAGTAAAAAAATACTTATGGATTTACAATATAAAGATAATAAACTTAAATTTAAGATTATTCAAAATATTAACGAAATACTAATGAAAGCTGTTGACGCTGATACAGGAGAAGTCAATATGGTTTATTTATTTAATAATAATTATGTTACTAATGAAGATAGAGAAGAACTTGCTGAACTTTATAATCAATTACGTTCTTTAAGAAGTGAATCTCTCCGTAAGTTTAAGAAGAGAAAAAACAAAGTTTATGAAGATATTATTGACAATAATGCTTATAATAAAGCTAAAATATTTTATGATACTCTTCCAAAAGGTTCTATTCAAGCCAAACAATGGCTTAATATATTTACTGAATTAGATGCAGACGGCAATCTTGTTCCTAACAGTAATTTATTTGGTTATCATCAAGCTAAAGAAGATTTTATTGACCATGATAAAACTAATGCAAGAGATTTTATATTTGATAATATAGAGTTTGTTCCTAATGAATATTATTGGTTAGCTGCTGAAGAACATAAAGAAAAAGGTGATTATGATGAATGGTTTAGACAAAATAATGTTTATAATCCTTATACTCATAAATATGAGCCTTTGAAAATATGGACTACAATGCAAGCTAAACCTGATAGCGAACTTGCTAAATCTATTGAATATGTGCCTACGTTTGATAATATGGAACGTAGTGTTAAAGAAGAATATATCAATACTAATTTCAAAGAATTTAGTCCTAATTATAAGAAAGGTGATTCTAAATATGATACTAATATTAAACTTAATCTTAAAGAACAAGCACTAAAAGATTTAATTCAACAAACGTTGAATAAATATGCTACTACTTATCAAGGACGTAAATTTGTCGGACGTGGATTTTTACCTCGTTCTCGTTCTGTACAAATTAATCCTCGTTGGGCTGGTGGTCAATTAATGTCTTTATTTGGTGTTAGTTGGCATAGTGGTGCCGATAGTGATAGTTTCCATGATATTGTTGACTATTCTCATGATAGAGAAGCTGATATGAAAATGCTTTCTCTTCTTAAAGGTAAAGGTACTAAAGATTATATTCCGTCGCCTAAACGAATGGAATATAAAACAGCTGAAGAATATGAAAAAGCTGTTGAAGAAGTTCGTAAACAAAATCATGAGATTTATCTTCAAAATCTTGCTATTGATAATAAAAATCTTAATCGTAATTGGCGTAAAGTAATGGAAGACTTTGTTTATAACGCTACTATATTTAATTCTCGTCAAGCTGCCAAACCTTATCTTTATCTTCTTCTTGAAGACTTAAAGAATAATGATGCTTATAAGATTAAAGGTATGTGGAATAAACGTCTTCTTAAAGATGTTGATACATCTACAAAAGATGACCCTCAATATCAAAGACAAGCGCAAACTCGTACTCAGCAACTTATTCATAATCTTGCTCGTCGTTTATTATTTGACCAATATCATGAAAATAGTGTTGCTCGTTCTGTTGCCAATCTTCTGCAAAATATTACTTCTGCTAAATATATGGTATTTAACTTATATGGCGGTGTTGCTAATATTACCACAGGTAAAGTTAATATTCGTGCTGAAGAATTTGCTAATGAATATTTTGGTTTTAGAGAACTTAAAACTGCCGAAAAAGAATATCTTACTAATATATGTGCGTTCTTAGCTTCTCGTTTTACTGATAAATCTCCTACTCTTGCAGCTGCATTTATTAAACAATTCCATGTTGTAGACTTTGACCAAGTTCTACAATTTGCTGCTAATGAAGGAGAACTAAATACTAAGGTTAGAGAATTTAGAGATTTTCTTTATAGTTTCCAATCTATGGGCGAGCACTATATGCAAAATACTGTTTTATTTGCTATGCTTAAATCTAATAGACTTTATACTGATACTAATGGAGTTATGCGTATTGGTGATTTCAAAGATTTTACTTGGGATGTTGAAAAAACTGCTATGCGTAATATTCTTGCTGAATATCCAGAAGTTGCTACTGATTATGAAATGTATATAAAAGGAATACGTGAATACGATATTGAAACTAAACTTGATATTTCAACAGGTCGTAAAAATCTTAATCGTAATTTCCTTTATTCTATTAGAGATAATACTAATCAATATAGTCAAGCTTTATATAAAGAAATTGCTACTAAATATCATACAGAAGTTAAGAAACTTATGAAAGAAGCAAAACAACAATTCATGACTAATCCAACTGTTGAAAGTCTTTATGAATTTGTTGATGGACGCGCTGAACTTAAAAAAGAATATAAAGATAAAGTTCCTACTGATAATAAAATTGGAGATTTAGAAACTCTTATTGCTCAGTTCAAAGAAAAAGTTAAATCTGTTAATAAAAAGATACACGGTGTATATGATAAAGATGGAGCTGCTCAAATAGAAAGTAAATGGTGGGGTAGTCTTGTAGCACAATATCATAAACATCTTCCTACTGGTATTTGGAAACGTTGGCGTCGTAAAGGTTATTATTCTGAATTTAGAGGTTCTCGCGAACGTGGTTCTTATCAAACTTTTATTGATTTTATGGGAACTGAATTTACTAATTTTAATAAACGTATTAAACAACAATCTGCTGATACTAATATAGCACTTGCATCTATTCAAGTTACATTTAAGTCTATTATTAACACTCTTACTAATTTACAATTTAATTATAATAATCTTGCTCCTTGGGAGAAAGCTAATATGCGTCGTAATCTTGGAGATTTAAGCGGTATTCTTATTGCTTGTCTTGTAGTTGCCGCTTTATATGGATTATCTGATGATGACGATATTAAGGATGATAAATTTAAGGCTTCTCTACTTTATCTTGCAGATAGACTTTATAGTGATAGCTCAATGTATAGTCCTGTTGGTCTTGTTAGCGAATATAAGACAGCTTGGAGCAGTCCTATTGCTTCTGCTAATGGTCCAAGTGATCTTATGAAAGCTATGACTATTATTCCTCAATATCTATTTGACCCAGATTATGATAAAGAATATACTACTGGACTTTATAAAGGACAAGATAAACTTATGGTTCTTCTTAGACGTAACCTTCCTGGTATTCGTCCTTGGGATAGAATACAAATGATTACTCGTAATAATAATTATTATAAGATTGATAGTTCACAAATAGGAATTAGTATTGCTAAAGATTTTGGTGAACTTCTTGCTGGTGAGTAAGTTTATATAATTACTCAAAACTTGTTAAAAAAAGGCTCGCGAAGCGGTTATTAAACCACTCCACGAGCCTTTTCTTGTTGTTGCCGAAGCAAATGTTTTAATTAATCATTGTGTTTAGGATGTGCCACAGGTTTAGCAACCTTATGCGGACGGCTGCTATTTTTAGCTGTTATTAGCTTTGTATTACATTTATTTATTTGAGCTGATAACTTATCCAACTGAATAACTATATCGCTTGTATGCTCATAATTTGAGTGCAACTTATCTTTAATTTCATTATGATTATTAGCAATATATTCATTAATATTTTTAATTAATTGAAGAGTAGCATTTATAGTAGTATCTGCACCTTTAATATAATTATGAATTATATTTATAACACTATTTAATACACAAATATTGCTATCAATCTGTTCACAATTACTTTTAATAGTATCAATATCTTTATCTATTTCTTTATAAGTATCATAAACATTATTATTTAATTCGATTATCTTTTTCTCTAATCGCATTAACGTAATAGCCATTATTATAACTATTACTAATATTGTTCCTATTAAAAAATACATAATCAATCACAATTAAAGTGCATCCATCCCTATACGGGGGAGTTCGACGATTAATACCGACAATAACAATAGTATTAATCGCCGTAATAGCACTAGACGTTATTGACGTTGGGCTACCCCGTAGAGGGATAAATAAAGTCAATTTGTTATTTATAGCTTTTAATCAATATTTGCGCCTTTGAGATTACGAGCTTTATCAATACATTCATCATCATAATGAATAATATCAAGCCCATAACTTGCGGCAGCCCTATATTCTACAAGACAGCCGCGAGCAAATTCCCAACCTTTACAGAAATAAACTGCATCACAAGTAGACATTTTAGCAAGAGACTGAGCAAGAAAATAAAGAGGAATATTTTGAACTCCAATATTTCTAAGACTCTCAGGCTTATCGAAATCATCACCAAAATAAGTATTAACTATTTCATATCCTTTTTCTTTAAGGACTTTAACAGCTTTAGCTTTTTCAGCTAAAATTTCTTCTTCTGTTTTACCAGCCATAGGCTGACTAATCATTGCTTTCTTCATAATTTAATCCTTTCTAAATTTAACAATAAAATATTACTTAGATAATCCATTTTTAGCCCATTGAAGAACAAAACCAAGATAACTCCAAAGATTACTTTTAATTGTTTCAAGAGCATACTTTTCTCCAAGTTCTTGAGAATAATTCTTAGGGTCTACACAAGCAGAAGCATTAACCATATCGAAACCTGTAACAGTAGTAGCAAGAACAACAGTAGTTTTAGGTCCTAATGTAGAAGTAACGTGAGATTTAAGAAAATTATCTACGTCAGCTTCATCAATCTTAGAACCATCATTGTTTTCATTAAGCTTAAAATAAGCTTTATCAGCAACATCTTTAGGACACCAAGATTTATATCCATCAGGATAAGTTACTTCGTATCCTTCATCGTTACCTTCATGACCATTAGTTTTATAACCTTTAAACTGAGCTGCTCCTGCAAGCATAGGAGTAAGTTCAACCATTTTAATTCCAATCGCTTTCATATTAGTTTTATTTATTTAATTATTTATTTTTATAACATATTACTTTCCTGTAGAACCAAAACCACCAACTCCACGTTCTGTATTACCAAGTTCTTCTTGAGTTTCAACTTCGTCCCAAACTATACGTTCACGTCTACAAACAAGTATTTGAGCGACTCTATCTCCAACTTTATATTCGGCACAAGAATTTGTTGGGTCATCTATCTGACGATGAACAATCATAAGTTCACCACGGTAACCTTCGTCAAGAGTACCGGGAGCATTTTGCATAAGAGCAAGAGTTTTAGTAATACTGCTACGAGGACGAATTTTCATTTCGTAATCTTCAGGAAGAGCAAAATGAAGTCCAGTATGATAAACTACTCGACCATCATCTTTATACTCAATTTTATGAACATAAACGTCCATACAAGCATCACCGTCTTTTCCATAAGTAGGAAGTTTAACAGTATCGTCTTCACGCCAAACTTTAACTTTACACTCGTCAAGTTGGCTAAGAATACCACACGCTTCTTCTACATTATTGTTGTAATGAAGAGTGCGAAGTGCTTCTGAAATTATTTCTACAACTTTACTCATATTATTTACCTAAAATTAGATTACCTGCAAGTTCAATTTTACGTGCTTTATCTCCATAAAGAAGACTATCCATACGCTTAGTACCTTCTGAATTATCTCTATTTGAATAATAACCATTAACGGCGTTATAAACACCATATCCAGTACCAAGATGTTGTTTTTGTCCAATACCTCCGAAATAATAAGCATTCATTTCATTAAGAATATTTACTTTTTTCATACTAATACCACTATCATTAATGGCGTTAACATCTTTCATGATAATTTGTTGTATAGTATGACCAGTATTACCTATACTCAATTCTTCACTTTCAGTAAGAACAACATTAGCAAATAATTTTTGTGCTTCATTATCAGTAAATTTAATTTCACTCATTTGTTTAAGAGCTTCTTCAAAGTATTCGATTTTCTTTTCACTAATACCAAGAATTTCGTGAGCAATATCTAATTTATTATGTACAGTAGCAGTATGCCGAATACTAATATAATTAGTAGCACCTTGTATGGCGGCATTGAGAGTATTTTGACAAACAACTCTAATAGGAGTGAAAAGAATTTTAACGCCAGAAGTTCCATCATGAGAAGTAGTAAAGACAAGATAATTTTCAACAGGGTCGCCATTTACAAGAATATTTTTAGGAAGTTTAGCGCTAACAAATATACGTTCACCATTACCAAAATATCCAGCAGTTTGCCATATAGCACTATTTTTACCAATAGCTGTATCAAAGAACTTAAAAGCTTCAATATTTTGAACTGGAGTATAACGGTCTTTTACAATACCAAGAGGAATATTATAATCAGTACGATATGTAGCAAAAGCATTTGCACATTCAGTATAAACATTTGACCCATGGATAAATCCACCATTACCTATATTATCATTAATCATAGGCATTTCTGCAACAAGTTTACATTTAGCCACAGTCCAATTAAGACCGGCTTTTGTCATAACTTCTCGTGAAGTATTACAATCTTCTACATTTTTAGCACCTTGAAAATTCCAAGGTTTGCCTTTGGCAACATAACCATAAATAGCCATATCTTAAAACTTTTTGAATTTACGAATATCAATATTAAGTTTGTTTATTTCTTCACTATAATTAATAGGAACATGATAAAATTCTTTAAGAACTTTAAGTTTAGGTTCACGATGGTCAACAGTAAGTATTATTTCAATGCCTTTGCCATAAATAGCAGATACAGGAATACTAACTGTACTTTGAATAGTATAACAATGTTTATCAACTATTTCTGGACGAATACGACATATATCAATATGTTCACCAGTAATTTTACCTCCTTTATTAATGAATATAGTAGGACAAAGATTAAATTCTTTTTGAGTAATTTGCGTTTGAGAATTATAATTATAATCATATTGTTTTCTAACAATAGCTTTATAAGCACTACGATTATAAATTATATATTTTCCATCTTTATCGACAGTATTAGACTTATAAATATTATAATATCGTAAATTATTAGCAATACCGTTAAGATTAAACTCGCTAAATTCATCATCATTAAGAGTAAGAGGACTTAAAATACCTTTATCCCATATAGTATTAATAATATTAAGAACAGAATCAACTTCTTCTTGATTTTGAGGTTCAATAGAATCAATAACTTTAGCTATTCTAATAGCATTTTGACAATCATAGAAAGTTTTAGTTCTTTCTTCATTATTAGAAAGAGAAGCTAACTTAATATTAGCTTCTCTTTTAAGTAAAGTAGTTAAACTACCATCTTCTCTTCCAATAACAAAATTTTTCATTTATTTAATCTGAAGATTATCTTTATATTTAACCGCAGCAATAGTAGGAATACTTGTATTATATTCTTTTGCAATTTGAAATTTAGTTTTCCAATCATCAAGAGGAGTATCTTCTTTCATAGTAGTATGAAGAGGCTCTTTACCATAAAGATTAAGAGCACCACCTCTACGAAACAAATCATATACAGATGCAGTTTGACTAATAGTAATTTTCATAGTAGTCAAATCTGCAATAGTAAAACATTCAAACTCATCACCATACATAGCCGCGCAATTAGCATTAATAGCGTCAAGTATTCCTTGAACATCAACGTCTTCGCCTGTATATATAACACCAGAGTCAACAAGTTCACGAACATAACGTTCAAATTCATTCATAAAAGCAGTAACTCTAACTTTATCAACTTCAACAGATGCAGAAGAACGAGTTGATAAACGACAAGTAGGAAGCTCAATAAATTTATTAGTTTTGCCTTGTTCTCCAAATTCAATAACTGCATTAAGAACAGCATATTTAAGACGTTCTACGCGATTTTTATAAACATTTTGTCTGTCGTTAATGCGTTTCTTTTCATCTTTACAAAGATTAGCATCACTTTCAAATTCTTTTATAGCTTTAACATATCCTTCAAGTTTGGTCTTTAATTCATCTTGACGAATAGTAAGTTGTTCGTATTGTTCATCTGTAATTTCTCCGTCATTAGCTTCCACATCTGCAAAGATACGGAGTATATCTTCTGATATATTATATAAACTTGCCATAGTTTTGTTATTTTATTTATTTAATAATTTAATAGGAGTAACAGAAATAGTATCAGGTATTTTATTTCCAACTTTAATATTAAAAGCAAAAGCAGATTTATGAATTTCATATTCACCATTCATAACTTTATCAATAATAGTTTGAATAGAATATCTTTTATCACAAGGAATATAATTAGGCGTACCAACACATTCATCATATCCTTGTCTATTATTAGTGCGCTGATAGTAAACTATCCAATATTGAGATTTGCTCATAATCTATAATCAACAGTTTCAACACGCTTGGTAGAAATTTTACCGCAATGTTTACAACGACTAATAATAATAGTACCAATTTGATTACCTTTTACATTAAGATAAGGCTCTTCTTTATAAACTTCAAATTCATGAAGTCCAAATTTACATTTAATATTATTCATAGCTTAACGTCTTTTACGAGGTTCTGCATAACGATATTTAGGAGAAAGATATTCGCAACCTTTTATATTTTCTCTATTTTGATTAAGATGTACTTTAACAAATTTATAACCACCACCAAAATAGACTAAACGCATAGAACTATCACGTTTATGTTCTTGTTCTCTACGAGAAAGTTTAGGACGAACATACATAGCTTTTTTTGCCATCAATTTCATCATCTCTTTGTTTAATTCAAATGTCTTTTTCATATTCTTTATTATTTAATTAATTATGTTTATTTTTAAGTTCTTCTTCTGCTTCATTCACATCATTAGGAATAATATTAAAAGCGCTTTTACCAACAATACTTTCTATTTTAATAAGATTGAGTTTATACTTTTGGCTAAGTTTAATAAATTCAGCACTATCATCTCGTGTAAAAGTAATAAATCCATTAATTCCGTCATCAGAACCTATTTCATAACAATCAAGTATAATAGTATTCTTTGGAGCATATTTATGTTCATCAATATTTACTTGTTTTATTTGACAGCAACTTAAATAATCTCCTGTAAAACGAAGATTAGCATCAACAAGCCAAGTACCTCCAGACCAAGTAGTATTATTACCTTGTATAAAATTAGTATCATTCCAACCTTTATGATATTTAATACGTTTACTAAACGAATCAATATCCTCTATAATAACAGTACCATCTTCATTAATACGTTTGAATATACTACTTTTTCTCTTGTTTTGATAATTTTTTCTTCCTTTATCATCTTTATAAATAAAATGAAATTCATCATCCTTAAGAGTAAGAGGGGCAATAGGTTCAAACTTACAAAGTTTTTGAACAAGATTAATTTCAAAAGGAGCACTAAAACCTCTATTACCATGACTACTGAAAACAGCAAGAGCTTCCATTACTTGTTCATACATCCAACTATTTGGATTATCTTTTTGTCCAGGTTTATAACCAGCAAGACGGAGTTCATAATCTCCATGTCTACAAATATTACTATGAGCGATAATATATTGAAGAGCTTTCTTATTAATAAGACATTTACGCATCTTCTTATCTTTTCTTCTACTTACCATAATTTAATAATTATAAAGTGTTACACCCTGTCCATCTGTAAGAATATCTTTAACAATATAACAAATACCTCTACTATCAGGAAGATAGTCTTCTTCATCTATGTCCATATCAACTATTACGTTTCCATGTCCAATTTCTTGTCTAATAGCTTGAAGTTTATCTATAACTTCATCTAAAGTCATTGGTTTATTAGATGTCATAACTTAAAGCGTTAAGTTCAGTTTTAATCATGCCAGCAATAATCTTAGCGTTAGGATGAGGATTACCAGTAGTACCATAATAACGAAGGTCAAGAATAGCACGCCATTCATCTATAGAATAAGTATATACAACTTCTGTTGCAGTATCAAGAGGAAGTACACCACGAGCATCTTGACGAAGCATACCATTATCTACAAGAAGTTTATATTTATTAAAAGAATCATTACAACTATCTCTAAAAATAGATGCTTTTTTATGAGAATCGCACCATTCTTCAAAAATAGGTTCATTATTTAAATAATTTACTTCTTCGTCAGTCATCCAATAAGGACGACAAATAGTACCATCTTCATAAACATATCTTGTAGACTGTTCAGCAATATTGTTAGGACTTACTCTATTTAGTTCTCTACTTGTACTAATTTGAGTTGTAATCTTAAAAGTATATCGCATCATATTCCATGCCATAAAACAAGCATTAGCGAATACTTCATCTTCAAGTTGATAATCAAGAATAGTATAAATTAAACATCGATGGTCAAGATTCCAATTACCATTAGTAACAACATAATAATAATTAGAATCAATCTTAATATCGATTCCTATTATGTTAGCTTCATTTCGAATAGCTATATAATAATATCTAACCCAATCTGGAACTTTAATTCTTGGAACAATAAAATAATATGTAGCATGACGAAACATACTCCAATGTTTGTTTTTAAGAAGATTATTATAAGTAACTTCATCATTGCCAGTTTCTTTTTTATAACAAACTCTTGCACAACGGACAATATGTTTAGCTATATCATTTTGTTCCCAATATTCAACGTTTGGTTTTATTATTTTCATATCTTGCAATTATATTTTGATAAACGTCCAAAACTTTATAAAATAAATTAAATAAAGTAGTATTATTAGTAATAGTATATTCGCAATCAATATCAATTTGTTCAGATATATGTATGGAATTGTCATCGTTGTGATTATTTTTTTCACGAGTGACCATAATAACTCCCCCGTAGAGAGGATGTTGTTGTATGGTTTTAGCTTCATTCGTAAATCTAACATCTGGAATAAGACAAATACCATACAAACGATTAATATTGTCAACTTTATTCATAGTAGCTCGTATCCAAATGTCGTCACCAAGATATTTTCTACATATATCAGTTCCAAAAAATTGTAATATAGTTCTAATTTTTATAACACGAAGTTTTTTAGTATTTTCTAATTGATAACTAAAATATTCAGGAGAATTAACAAGAGAACTATATTCAATAATCTTATAAACTTCTTGATGATGAATTACATCTTTACAATCATAAAATTTGCAATTATCAATACAAAAGAAAGAATTATCTTTATAGTATTCATCATCAAGATATTCTCTTGGTATATTATAAATAGCAGATACACAATCTCTAAGAGCGTCGGCAAAATGAACAGATTTACGTTTAGCTCTATCTTTATTAGAAACTCTATTAGCAATCCATTCTTGATAATTAGCTTTAGTAACTCCAACAGTGTGTATATAAGCAATCATATTAGCAATGGTATCTTTGCCAGATTGTTTTTTACCACATATTCCAATAATCATAACTTAATTTTTAGAAGCAAATTGAAAACTTAATTTAGGCTATTTATCTTTTATAATAATATCTTTATTACGATTTTGACCATGATTGAGATGAAATTTAATCATATCACGACATTGATTAATAGCGTCATTACATCCTTCAATAAAATACTTATGAACAGTTTTATTAATATCATTACGAATAGGAACAGGACTATCTACAAAATTAATTTGTGTCATAAGTTCTTCAAGATGTTCAATAGCAATAGAATAAGACTGAACAATATCTACTTCATCAGTCATACTTTCAATATTCCATTTAATATTTGTTATATCCATAATTAACATTTTATGTTAGGTTGGCACAAATATATAAAATTTTTCTGTAATCACAATAGAAAAATGTGAATTATTTTAAGGCAAAATAAAGCTGTTTTAAGCCCTCATTATCAATTTGCGATTAACAATACAACTGCCACAGACAAAACGAACAGAGAGCTAAAAACAGCTTTTAATGGTAAAAAGACAGAATAGTGTACCGGCTATTTAAGCGGCCGACCACTATGTAATAATATAAACATCATAAGTATTAGCACTTTCAAGATATTCAACATTAACATTGCCACGAGTTTTACATTCATTTTTAATATAACTATCTATTTCTCCATGAGTTCTAAGATGTAGACGACCATATTCATCCACTTTACATTTACGACAATGCTCATCAAACTCAATAGAACTAAATAGAAAAAAGTATTCTCGATTTAATGTAATACTATTATATCTTGCAGCTTCAATATAGTATTTATAATCAGTACGAGTATTAGGAATAACAAACTCTCCTCGTTTATTATAATGTGGAAGAGTTTTAACAGTTTTAGGATTAATTACTTCATATTGATAAATCATACAAATCTTGTAGTTTTAATATGCCATGGGAGTTGATTAACTCCACTTCTTTCGCCATACTCTACAAATACTTTCTTGCCAATATAATGATTCTTTGCTTTAAGTATAGATTTTTGATAAGATTGAGTACCACCAATATGTATTTCAAAAGTAGCATCATTAATATCATTTCTACATACAAGAAGAGGAATATCTGGACGTTTAATACCTTCGGGTTTAATATCAATTACCTCAAATATACCATCAGTAGATTTTTTATACTTAATCATTATATTAGCAGAACGTTTACCAAAAGCATATTCGGCATCTGGATTACGAAGAATAAGACCTTCAAATCCACAATTAATATTATTATTACGAGCAATTAATGCTTCAGTAGGAGTAGAAACTTCAACATGAGGAAGAACAACTAATCTTTCAGTATTAGCTAAATGTTCTTCTTTATTAACAAAGGGTTTAACAAACCAACTCAATTTAGCTTCAAGTATTTCAGTACGATAATATTGTAGTATATCTTCAACAGCTAAATCATAACACCAAAATTGAATAAATTTATTTTCTTTACAATAAGGGTCTTTAATAAAATGATTCAGCTGATTAACAGTATAACCGGGAATATATAATTCGCCATCAAGAACTATATTTTCAGAAGCCATACGAGCAAGAAAATCTTTTGGCATAATTTCGAGAAGATAATCTTCAAGATAAGTAAGACTATTCCAAAATGTTCCTTCACGAGATTGAAAACGAAGTCCAATAGGCTTAAATAAACTACTTCCAATAAGATGAGCACTAATAAAACATCTAAGACCATTAATTTTATATTGTCCTATATAAGAACTACAACGGTCAAAGACTTTATCATCATAAACTTTAGCAAGCATAGCAAGTAAAGTATCATTAGCTCCAGCACGATTATAAGGCAGATATTTATCAAGATAAGATAACAATTCTTCCTCTACGGGGTAGTTCGTATTATCTTTAATATCAGCAAGAGTACGATAACCAGTTTTAATCTTTGCTTTTATACGTGAGCTAATTTCATCTTCAACTTTACGTCGAGTGGCAACTACTTCATCAAGCATAGTTTTACCTATAATACCATGACGAATATGTATAAAATGGTCATCTCGTTTAACAGCTTCCCATACACATATTTGTCCATAATTATTACGACGATAAAGAGCAGTTAAATAATTAAACGGATACATTTATTCTTTCTTTTTGAAACTAAACGTCATAGAACTAAGTGGCACAGTACTTTTCTTAATAGCTTTATTGATTTTACGAGCATTAAGTTCTTTAAGTTTATCGCCATCTTTACTTTCAATATGTTCGCCAGTTTTAGGATTATCATAATAATATATCTTTTCGCCAGTAAACATATCAATAGTAGTTTGCTTAAAAAACTTATTAGGTTTAGCACGTTTAGGTTTACGCTTAGGATTCTCAATATTAGCTACACAAGGATTTTCGTGTTCAAATATAAGATTATCTATATGACGTTTAATAAGCTTGTTTATGTATTGATTATAAATAAATTGATTAACAAGTTTAATAACAAACCAAAAATAAAAAGTACCATAAATACTATAAATAGGATATGTAGTCATCATAGGACGACCAGAACTATATTCTTTAGTACAATCCATATAAACAAGATATTTATCAAGTATATCGGTAATATCTTTATCGCTATTATAATCAGGAGTTTGTTTCCATTTCTGATAATTAATTATAGGATATTGAATAACTAATCTACTATGTTCATTAGTTATAGGATTATCAAAGTTTATCTTTAATATCATCATGTTTAAGTCTATGTTTACCTGTTTTATAAACTATAATACGTTTAGGTTTACCAATAAGACAATGACAATAAGCAAACCAAAGAATTGCATCCCATGTTTGAAACATTTTAGGTTTTCTATCAATAGTAGTAGCAATACCAGTTTCATAATCAAAATTAGAATAAATCCAATTACCACGTTCATCAACAAGATTGAATTTTTCAATAATATCTAAATCGTCATCACTATCCAAATCTATTTCTCCATACATATAAATATCTTTTTGATTTATGATAGTACCATCTTTTCTTTCATAACGAGTAACACCAAAATATTTAGACGATTTATCTATCCTATTTTCTTCTTCTTCGGTAATTGCTTCCATAACAACAGTAAAAGCGACTTTATTATCATTAGAACGGCAAAGAGTTATTGTTCCCGTCCGTATCCCTAACAGGTTTATTGTCTTCTCTTTTACTTTGTAATTCATTCGTTTTAATATATTTGATAGCATCTATTATTAGTTCATAAACATTATTAATAGGAATAGATTTAACTAAATCAGCAAAATCTTTTGCTTTATATTTTTTATTAATAAGAAAAGGCTCGATTCCAAAATTACGTTTAAGCCAAATAGCTTCACGTTTACCAGTACTATCATTATCCATTAAAGATACAATACTTCCATTGATAGATTTATTTTTAAGCCAATCATATTCATTTTGACGAAGACGATAAGTTTCATGAGGAATATTTATAACTCCAACTCGCATCTTATCAATATAGCCGATATTGTCAATACGAACTCCCCCGTAGAGGGATAATGCTTGCTTTATTGTGCATCCTAAGCTAACTCTATCTTTTGTAGACTTAGTAAGTACAATAATATCATAATCATTTCTGTTAAGATTATAAATACCTTCGAGATGATTACAATTAGTTATAAATCTATCTTGACCTTTCTTACGTTTAGGAAAATATAATTTAATATTATATATACCATTTCTATCAATACCAAGGTTATAACCATAACAAGGGTCTTTTATGGTATAATAATATTTAGGTTCTGGATTAACTTTTCGATTAATATAATATTGTTCAACAGGATAAATAAAATTAATATTAAGAAAAGAAATAGAAACATTAAATTGTTTCCAATATTCTATATCTTGATTATTCCAATCTCTAACAACAAGTTCTATTACTGGCTTTTTACGTTTAATATTTGCAATAGCAGTATTAATGGAATTAATAAGAGTAATGTCTTTTTCTTGTCCATAAAATATATCCTTAAATGTAAAAGTAATATGCCTAAGAACTTTAATAAAATCATTTTTATTAGATATATCATAAGGTTTACTATACATTTCAGACATAATATAAGCAACAGTATCAAAACAATCGCCCCAAAATCCATCATTACCAAAATCCTTAAATTTAAGTTTTCCTTTATTATTATATCTAAAACCAGCAGTAGGATGAACGTCTACACGAAGAGGATTACAAATAAGTTCTCCAGTATCTATACAACGTTGTATTTGTTCAATAGGAATACCAAGATATGTAGCAAAAATATTAACTTGTGATACTTTTTCAAGTATCATTTGTTTAGTAAGTCGAGAACTATTTATATTTCTCATCGGTACAAATAAAAAAATAGGGAGCAACCGCATCCGAAGATACAGCCACTCCCTTAATTTAAGCACTAACAATATTAGAATGGCATATCATCTCCAGCCTCATTCGCAATAGCATCATAGCCTGTACCAAGACCAGAAGCTCCACCTGCCATCATTGGGTCAACAGGAATACCGCCAGCCATAGGACCGCCAACACCAGCACCAGCAGTTGGCATATTAGGAGCCTTAGCTTTCTCAATATTCTTAGGAATAATACATTCTTTAATAGCGTCAAGTTTGATAGATGGTAAAGCGTTCTGAACATAACGTTCTACACAGCCTTCACCAACAAATGTAGGAAATGCAAGTTCACCATTATTAACTGGTTGCCAACCTTTCTTGTTGTTCTTGATATAACGAATAAGTTTAATCCACACAGGAATAAACTTTCCATTTTTATCTTTGTAAATACAAACACCATCTTTTCCGCCACGATTCATAATATTTTCGAAAGCTTCAAAGAGACTTGTCCAACCAGCAATAACAGTTTCAGGCTCAATAGGTACATAATTACCATCTTCATCAAAGTCTTCAAATGACAAAGAAAGAGCATTAGCTTCATCTTCGGTCAATTCACGGCCTTTAAGATAATAAACATTAAGAAGATGTTTAAGCCAATCAAATACAGCATTGACTTTCCATTCATCTTTGCCTCCAGGAATGGTGTTAGCGTTTGACTCAACAGCATTGAAAGAAAGATTAACATAATGACGTTTATTTACATCTTCCTCATTTGAAGCAAATGTTAATACAAGACGAGGAATATCCATACCATTAAAACTTGGCATACCAGTTGTATCTTCTCCAATAGTAATGGTAGAAAGAGTAACACTTTCTAAATGACCAATAAACAAACCATTAGGACGAGCAAGTTCATGACTGAATTTAAGTCTTGAAGTACCACGAGCACTTCCAATACCTCTACGAGTTACTTTCTTTGGTTGGTTCTCTGTTTGAGCAGCAGTTGCGCTTGTTGCTGCATTAACATTTTCTTTTGTCATGATAAATAATTTTTTAATTTAACGTTAAACTATAAAATAAAAGTCGGGAGAATAACCTTAACGATTACTCCCCCGACCATTAAGTTGAATAGCCAGATGAACAGAAGTCGATTATTCAGCAGACTTACCAATACGAGCAGGCTCTTTATCAGTATAGTCACCGAGTATTATAGCCTTAACAGTAACGTCTTTATAACCATCGTTTATAACAACATCTTGCAGGTCTTCAACGTCAACGTCATAAACACGATTGAACTTTTCAGCATCGTCACCAAGGTCAACTTTAAGCTGTTTCCAAACATTAGAATCAGTAAAGTTCAAAGAAGTACCAATACCTGTAAGACCGGCAGGATTAGCAACCTTAGAACCCTTAAACTTCGGCAGCTCGCGAGGAGTAACAAATGCGGTTAGAATTTCCATCTGTTCCTCTTTGGTAACACCGTCACGAGAAAGAGCGTCCTTAGTAGCGTCATCAGCTTGTTCGAGAGCAGCTGCAAGCATTTCATCAAAATTCTGTGCAATAAACTTCAACTTATCGTTCTTAGTCAGACGTTCGGTGATAGACTTAACATTACCTTTGGTATCAAATTCCTTAACACCCTTAGCAATAGCGAAAGCGTCAAACTCTTTATGGATTGCAATAGCAGCTTCAGCACTTCCGAGTTCAAGCTCATTAGCTTTACAGAACTCAACAATCTGCGGGTCTTTCTGAGCAATAGCTGCGTCAATGTTGTCAACATTGCTAAGAAACATAACATACTCACCGTTAGCAATACCAAGAGCACGAGAAACAGGAGCAGTCATACGGAAGTTACCTTCTGTACTAACAGCAATAACCTGAGGTTCAACACTTACATTACGCTGACCAGCATTAACAGCACTAAAACCGAAATTCAAACTCTTAACAGTTTTCATAATGATTAAATTTTTAATTGTGAAACAAATTTGTTTTTTATAAAAATTAATAGTACGAATACTAATTAAATACTAAACATCTATAACATCTGCATCTTCAAAAGAAGAAATGTCGGCAGGAGAAAGGTCTTTACCATTAACTATTTTAAGTTCGGTAGTTTCCATAACTCCCATAAGAATATCTGATGCAATATCTCTTGCTCCAAGAGTAAAAGCTCTATGAGAAATAAGAACTCGTGGGTATTTTTTATAAGTATCTTTTTCAAACATATCAGCTTGAACTGCATCAGAATATGTAAATCGAGAAGTAGCAGTCATTGTTTTACCATTAACAACTCTCTCGAACTTATATTCAGTAATATAATCAACAGGTTTATTAGGAATACGATATACAGGTATCTTACCAGTTTTAGCTACTTCATTGGCTTGAAGACGATTAACAACAATAGTAAATTGTTTAGTATTAAGTTGATAATCTTTATAAAGATTGCCATTAAAATCTTGATACCACTTAACAGGCCAAACATAAACTATGTCATCATCTTTATTAGCTTCTTGTTTCGCTTTTGCATCTGCATGATTAGTACATCGTTTAACATAATCAGGAAAATTATTGTCAATATAAGCATTAAATCCATCTGTATATTCATACAGAGGAGTATAATCTTTTGTACAATCCCAAGTAACTCCTGCCTTTGAAAGTAATGCTTTGACAATATGAACATCAATACCCGTTTTACCATTAATAACATGAATATGCTCAATACAAGTACTAAAAGGTAGTCCTAAATCTTGCGCTCTCATAAGAACAGCAAGACCATCGTTAACACTTTTAATTCCACCTTTCTCACTACGCATAACTTTAGTTAAAAAGTTTTCAGCAGCAGCAAGTTGTTTTTCATCAAAGAAATTAATAGTATTAATACCACCGTTAATGCTTTGAATATTAGCAAGTTCATGCTTTTGAACAGGTTTGACTTCTTGGTGTTGAATAGGATTGTTAGCTTCAACATCAACATTAGGTTTAATCGTTTCTTCTGTCATCACTATTTCAAAGAGCGGTTAATAATTACACTGCAAATATAGGAATAATTATATAAACTACAAAACAATACCGTTAATATTTTCATCATAATCAAAATTATTTTCTGTTTCATCTATATAATTGACAAACGGCAAAGGTTTATCCTTATTAATCTTTACTTGTTCGATAGTATTATTACAATAAACACGATAAGTTTGTAGAGTTCCAGCACCAAAATTAATATTAGTAAAACGTAGCTTCAAATCTCTAATCGAATGACATAATGCTGATGTAAAAATAACGCAATTACAAGCTATATTTAGCTTTGTATCGGACGCTTCTTTGATAGATAAGGCATTGATAATCTGATTGTTAAATAGCCGTTCATTAAGCGTGGACTGGGCAGCCGATTTAATAATCTTTGGTTTACCCTTATTAACTCCACTCTTATAAAGCATAACATTACCAGTCATATCAGTAGCAATAGCATCCTCAATACAATCATGATAATCTCCACATTTTATTTGTGTTTGATTATCATTGATATATTTAGTAATTTTAGCAGCATATTCTCCTCGCTTAGAAACTATGAGTATCTGTTTATCAAGATTAGCAAGTACAATATCTAATATAGTTTGAAATTTAGCTTCATTATCGCTAACAAAATCTCTTCGTTTTTTAGCTATATTAAAGAAATTATACGCTTTCTCGTAAAGAGCATTAGGATTGTAAGTATCATCAATTTGTTTAATAAAATCAATATTAGTATCAAGAGTTTCATTCCATCCATTTTGTTTAGCAAAACTATCTCTAAATTCAGCAGCACTTATTCCAAGATTAGGAACACCAACTTTACATTTTTCAATAACATCTAAACTACCAAATATAGAAATACAATTAGTAATATAATCGTCATATTTACTATATTGTTCTGCATCATCAATAGACAAATCAACCCCATACCGATGTTCCTCTACGGGAGAGGTCAAACGGTCAACAGCAACAGTAGCAGAAATATCTGTTACCATTATATTTGGTAATATAGAACGAACATTATTAATAAATTCATTATTCATAATATTTTGAGTAAGAATACAAAGAGTAAATTTACTTTCATCAGTAAGATGCTTAATAATATCATAGTTATTAACTCCGATTATAATAGTAAAATGATAAGTATAGTGATACCTACCATTAATAAATTGTTCAGTAAGTAACTTAATATTAGTCATATTAAGACTTTTATCTTTAAGATAACCTACTAAACGCATTCGCATTCGATAATCATTAAGAACTATAAATGTATTAGCATTCGGAGTTTTATTTAATATTTTAGTAATAGCATTGTAAACAAGTTCAAATACAACTTCATCATCAAAACAATAAAGACTTGATTTACCTTTATTATTTCGAAAACTATCGAGAACTTGTGTAAAATATGTATTTCGGTTCATAGTTAATCGAAGTCTTCATCATCAAAAAGAGATTGATATTGACCACTCATTTGTTTAAGGAGTGCTTTACCACTTTTAGTACCTTTATTTTTATCTCCTTTCATATTAGGAGAAATACGTAGTTTGATAGGGTCAATAATTTTAAGAGCTTCTTTATAATAATAATTATAATTAATATTTCTAAACTCTATTCGCTTATCATCGAGAGAATTAAGAATTTGAACTTTTTGTCCAGCACATAAACCATTCTTAGCAAAACTATCATTGTGAACTTTATAAATAAATCCACCTTGACTAGAAGCATAAAATCTTACATATCTTTGCATAGGAATAATTTTAGTACCTTCAATATATTCAACATGAAATTGCTTACCAACATTTTGTGTAAGACAAAAATCAAGAATATTCTTACTATTATAAAGAGTTTCAAGTACAGGAATACCTTTGAAATAATTAACAACAGCACGAGCAACAATTGGCATAGAATAACCTTTTGATAAATCTTTAAGATACATAAATTCATTTAATGCACCTTTCGCATCAGTTTTACCATTAAGTTCTTCTACAAAATAGTTATTAATATCTCTATTAATATAATAAAGATATTCTTCACTATCTGCATCAAGACCAGTTAATTTCTTCCAATCAGCGGCAATTTTATCAAAAGTATCTTTTTTAGATTTATATAGTTTCACAACTATACCATCTGTATTAGCACTTATAACTTCAATACCATTAAGCTCAAGTTCTTCACATAGCATCATAATCATTAACTGACCATTAATAGTAACTTTGAGAGTGGCCATTCTATCAAATAAATCCCCTTTCTCAAAACCAAATTTACCATAAATAGAATTAATGACAATTTTTAATACTTGAGCAAGCACATCAGATGGAATACCATCAATAGGTTCATTACTATGTTTAGCTTTAATACGAGTATCTTTAATCCAAGTTACAAGTTTAGTAAAAACACTTTCAATCATGTGTTTAGGAGCAATATGATATACAGACATAATAGAAGGATAAAAGCTACTTATATCCCAATGTACATAAATATAACTATCATCAGCAATATGTTCCCAAATACTGTCGTTCTTGTTCGTAGCAATCTCTCTAATTCGTTCTATCTCCCCCGTAGAGGGATAATCGGTGAACATTATTTTACTTTTGAGTTCTCTTGGCGTATCTTGACTATGTAAACCGCCAGTTGCAATAGTATAAGTAAGATTACCTAATTTTACTTCACGAATGAACGCATCTTTACCAACACTATATACAACAACTTTCTTCATATCTGCAAGCAAATCTTGAAGAGGTTTAGTCTTAAATTGAATAAACGGAAAAATAACACGTTTGAAAGCCATAGCAGTACGTTCAGTCTTTTGTCCACGCCATTGTTCAGGAGCAAGACCACTAAACTCACTGTAAAACTTAATAAACATTTTATCCGCAATATTACTTCGAGAACTACTAAGAACATCTATTTTATAAGCACGAGAAATACTATAACGCAATTTAATTTCATCCATGTAAAGTCTAATCATTTCGCATACAATGAAAACATCATTTGCATTATAATACATAGTAGGTTCAATCCATTCGTCGATAATATATCTATCCCACTTTTCAACAAGTCTATTAACTTTATCTGCAGGAAGACCTTTTAATGTAAGATTATTTTGATATAAATGAATATCTTTATCGCTAATTGGAGGAAGCTCATATTCAAGAATTTCATACCATTGTAAATTAATAGAAGTCTGTTTAAGACCTTTACCAAAATAAATAGTATCTCCTTTCTGATTTTTACCTTTACCAACTTTATTAAGTGCAAAGATAGTCATAATATCAATATCTACATAAGGTAGCTTATTCTTTTTAAGATTGGCAAGAAGATAATCATGACGAGCAAGTTCTTCATTATCTTGCATACTAATAATATGTTTACTCAACTCATATAATTTAGTAATAAGTTCTTTTGTTGAATTAACTTGATTAGCCCACATAAGTAAACCACTAACCATAAGTTTATCATATTTAGAACTATTATAACCAAACATATCAGTACGAATAGCTTTTCCATCATCATCAACAAATGGACGCATATTATTAATAGTTGCAAGCATTTGAAGTAATTGACTATCGTCTTTATCAGTAATATAAAAAGAACAACGTTTAACAATAGCAAGTCGTTCTTTAATTTCTTTTACAGTAAGTTTTTGAACGAGAGGAATAGGTTTACCTTTCTCGTTTACACAATCAGCAAATACTCTTAGATAATCATTAACATCAGTAATAGTAATGCTAAAGAAGTTAGGTAAAACTTCAACATCGTAAGAACGAGAAAGTATCATAACTATTACTTAATTACCATAAGAAATAATAAGCTGATTGTGAGCGCGAGAACAAGCAACATATAATCTACGAAGCATATCATCCATGTCAGGATAAATACGTCCTCGTTTATCAAAAACAATATCATTCATATCAACAAAGACAATGTCATAAGTACTACCTTGTGATTTATGACTTGTTATAGCAAAACCATAATCAATATCACGAGGATATATAATTTTTCCAGCTCTATCAATTATATTGGCAGCCATAAGATATTTCTTTTTGAAAGAATAGTATTGTTTCCATTTAGCAGTACGAGTATTACCAACAGCTTTACGAGCCTCAGTAATAAGATTAGTGATAGTTTTATGATACATTTGAATAGTATATCTATCACGATGGTCTATAATAAACAAAGGCTTAGTAACACCGCCGCCATGCACCATTTGGAATTTAACAAGAAAACCTTTGAAAGAATATTTATCGTCAGTATAATCAACAATATCATTAATAATATATTCTTCACTGTTATTAATAACAGTATCAAGAAAATCATCAACAATAGTTTCATATGACATAATAAGGTCATTCTTGGTAATTATATTCTTATCGGCGTCTTTAATAATACTATTACGAATATAATTATTCCAATTTGCTACACAAGCATTTGTATAAGCAATAATACGGTACATATCAATGTTCTTAGTATATTCTTCATTGTGAAACGACCTATCAATAATATTTTGAAACTCAGTTTTACCACAAATACTAAAACCTTCGTTTATATCATTATATGAATCAATACCTTTATGAGTAGAAACATATTGAATAAATGAAGTAGTTTTATGGTCTATATCATATCTAAGCATTTCAAGAATATTAGTAATAGGATTAGTTGCACCTTGTCGAACAATCTCTCGCAATTCATAACGTTCAAAACATCTATCAAATGCAATGGAACGTTTTTCATTAACAGGAGCAAGCTGATGGTCATCACCTATAAATATAAGTTTGATAAATTGTTCTTTACAAATCTTACAAATATAAGTAACAAGTTTAGCAGGTATCATAGAAGCCTCATCAATAATTAAAACTCTGGTATTCTCATATATTTTAGGTTTACCAAGAGGATTAAATTGAGGATGTTTAGGGTCAAAATCTTCAAGTCTTAAATCAAGTCTTAATCCAAGAACACTTTGAACAGTATTAACTTCTTTTCCACCAATAGCTTGACTAAATACACGACACGCTTTATGAGTAGGAGAAGCACAAACAATTGCGCTATTACTATATTTACAGTTACGTATAATATAGTTAGTAACAAATGTCTTACCAGTACCGCCAGCACCAATTAACCCCACTATATATTTAGTGGGGTCAAAAGGTTTGGCAATAAAACTGATAATATTATCAACGGCATTTTGTTGGTCGTTGGTAAATTTAACATTACTTTTTATAGTTCTGTCTTTACCAATATTATCAAGTTCCATTATTTATAAAATTTAGAAAATTAGCTTTGATTTCATCATAATTACGACGATAATATTCAAGAGCTTCATGAGATTCTGCGTCAGTTAAATCTATAAATATCTTTTTGACATCAAATAATTCTCGATTATCAATAAGTATAAGATTACCACTAACGATACATCCAGCAGCAAATGGACGCCAATATCGAGTATCAAGTTCTCCTTTGTCTTCAGCACCACGAACAAGACAATATCTATTCCTGTCTTTGAAAGTATGAAAAACAAATTGTCTATCTTTACAAGAAAAACTTTCATTAGTAAATTGATAAACTTTACCAAAAACTTTAACATAATATGTTGCGTTACGATTTACCCATACAACACCAGCAACATCTTTCTCTATAATTTGACTTGATAGAGGATTTTTATTTTTCTTCTTAGTCGCTTTTTTCTGAAGAGAAAAGTCAAAATATGGCATAAAAACATATTATTTAGATTTAACACGTTTCATAGCATTTTTAGCCATAGCAGCCATATTAAGTTTTCTTGATTTCTTAACGTCACGATAAGTTTGTCCATCATTATCATCAACAATTGAAGATTTAACAGTAGAAGTAGTAAAAACTACATGATAGCCATGTACATGACGAAGATAATCAATTTTACCCCAAGAGCCATTTCCTACATCAGTAGCACCTTTTTTAATTTCAATCCGCATGAGAGAAGGACTAACACGAATACTACTTTTGCGAGAAAGAGAACGAGCAACACTCACTTCATCATAATGTTTTTTAGCCATAATTTTACGTAAGTTTTAATGTTTAACAAAATAATAAATGATAACACTTAATTAGATAGTAATTTCACGTTTTTGAACAAATGTAAGTTTACCATGATAACCTCTACAAGCAAGTTCTTCCATTAATTCACGAGGAGTAAACTCAGCAAGTTTAGGATTACCATCCTTACCTTTGGCTTTACAAGCATCGCAAACATGGCAATGACCATCTTTACTACGTGGGTCAATTCTAAAAGCACTAAACGGAAGAAGTTGACCACAACTTTTGCAACGTTTAGTTGCAATTTGCTTTTCATCACACATAATTTTAATTGTTTAATTGTTATTTATAAATATAATCCAAAGTATAATTTGTAGTAGTAATGCAATAATAAATATAATTATACTATCTTTATTATAATGATTATCCATAAATAAATAATATTTAATTATTAATATTCGATATAACAAGCGTAAGCTGTATAGTAGTATAAGTCATCAGCTATCATATATAAATACAATATAAAGCTAATAACAGCTTAAATATCGAATGTGTTGGTGCAGTCCAGTATCGGACAAATATAAAATCGCCATGACGACATTATTTGCGGCAACATTAAAAGCATAAGTTGGAAAGCTATTTGCGACAAGATAAATATCATCATGGCGAACGATAAAACAAATCTATTAAAATGACTGCAATATACATAATAATTATTATCACAATAATCATTATATACAATATGATTATATTTCACAATATAAGCATATTTTAGAATTAGCATTGTAAATATAAAACCAACACAAAAACAAGTTGGAGTAAGAGGATTCGAACCTCTACTAACAGAATCAAAATCTGTGGTGCTACCGTTACACTATACTCCAATATTATCATCTATATTACTTAATACACCATACATTAACAATAACATATTTAGTATCATGATATGACGTTCAAAAAACATAATTAGACTTTATAGAAAGTTGCATACAAAGGCATTTAGTAGCAACAAGACTAAATAGTCTACATTTCATATAGATGATAATAGTAATATCTTATTTACGATTTCTAAGAAGAGCAATGAGTTCTTCTTTGCTCATAGTATCATAATCGTCAGAGGGTTTAGCAGCAAGAGCTTTTTGACATTTATCAGATGTGCATTTCAATGTAGCATTAATCATACGATAAAAACGCATATTATCATTTATAATGCTTTTAAGCTCATCTTTACTCAAATTACTAATATTATTATCGTCTCTATTAAAGACAATTAAATTACGAATGACAGCTTTACAAATATCGCTCCAAGTGTCAACTTTATCATATTTACTATTATTGGCAAGCCAATCAACACAAGCATGATGTTCTTTAACAAAACGATGATTATCACTGGATAATGTACCAGCAAGCATCTCTTCTAAAATATCAAATATATTCTTTTTCATATTAATATCCAAATTCATTGGCAGCTTCTTCATCATTATCACCTTTAATAACTTGTGGTTCAAAACCGATTTCATCTAAATCAGTATCAAAGGCTTCACTATGAATAGCAATACCATCATCTTCATAAATGTTATTCATACGAGATAGAATTAAATACCCCGTAGAGAAGATAACTGTGTTTATTGCAACTTTACTAATAATAGTATGGCACTAAGCAACAACTAAACATTAATAATCCCTCTACGGGGTAGATTTATCAATCTACATCAGCAGTTGCGTTATCATCTGTCGCAACAGAAGAAGTAGCATTACGTTCATTAAGTTCAACAATGTTATCAACCTCGTCTTGGTCAACAGCTTTTGTAATACCAACGCTCATTTCTTTATGACAGAAAGCGTCGATAGTGCGTTGAGCAGAAGCACTGAAAGAACTAAATGAAGCAACAAGTGCATTAAGAAAGAAAGGCTCATTGTAAGAATACTCACGCATAAGACCGTTACACTTAACAGCAAATTTATTCCACTTAAAGGTAACATAACGATGTTCACCACGTATTTCACCTTTTTGCAGAAGATAATTAAGAATACCAAGAGCAGTGAATCGACGAATCTCTGCATTATTCTTAATAAGCAGAGCAATATTCACATAATGCTCAGGATAATTCTTAGCCGTATCAGGAATACCAGCTTTCTTACTCTTACGAGTAGGAGCTTGTGCTGGTTCAGCAGGAGCAGTAGCTTCTTCTGGATTAGCAACCTGTGCTGTTTCAACAGCATTTTCTTTGTTAGCACTTGCTGCAAGAGCAGCTTTCTTTGCTGCATAACGGCTACGTGCAGCAACACCATTTTTCTTTAATTCAGTCATGACTGTAAGATTTTAATTGTTAGTATAATTATTATTACTAAGAGCAATATTACTATCACTCTTACATTTGCAAAGATATAATAATATTATTATATAGCCAAATAATTAACAAAATAATTTCGACTAATAACAATTATATTGCCGATAATAACTATAAAATTAGCTATTTTAATACCAGCAGTAATAACTTTAATAATATTGTTATTAATAGTGTTCATAATCAAACTATATATTATATTTGTCCTCCAAAATTAGAATGAACAAGTATTTTTAATTGATAATATAGTTGAGAATGAAATTTAGAACGTACAACAGGTGTAAGATGCAGCTGTTGGCAATATTTACAATATAACTCATATTGATGATTATGAGTAATTGTGCTGTTTGTGTTGTTGTTTGAGTTGTTGTTTGACATTATACTATAAATTATATTAATAATTAGAATTGAAGTCTTAATTATATAGTAATGAGAGATAAGGCTGAAAATATTATTAATATTAATAATGAATATTATATTAATAATAAATGAGAGAGTAATATTAATAATAAATATGATGTTGTGGTATTATATTATTATTAATAATGTAGAGCGAGAACATACTGCATAATATAGACTGTAATGATAGTATGGCTTTATTATTGTTCTTTTGTTAATAATGTGTAGTAGAGAAATAAGGAGTAATAATAATAATGATATTATAGTTGAGTATTAATAATAAATATAATGTTTTATTATAATGTTCTTATTGTTCTGTTATTAAATAATGAATAAGGAGAACTTATTTATATTATTATTAATATAGGATATTAAGCAGTATGAGTAGTAGATAAGAGAAAGTTGCTGGTGCTGTTAAGAGAGTAGTAGTAGCGAGTAAGAGGGGGAGCTGTTCCTATTACTAATCATCGTGCTATTAATACTGCATAATATTATTACTATCATTATAGCTATTACTATTATTAGCGAGCGGGTCTTTAGACCCTTTCTCCCCATTAACCGCGTTTATAACGGATTACTTGCTTCAAATGTTGCCCAAAACTGTTCTGATGATATTGTTGATGATGGTTCTGTGGTTATGTCTATAAATCGAGATATGACAACATCGTCTAAATCATTAATAAGATTAAAGATAGTATCAATATCTTTACTATATTCATCAATATTAACATGAGCATTAATACGCTTAATTCTATTAAGCATTTGAATACAAGAGTTAATTCTATCAATATTATTCATAGCTTTAATTATTTAATGATTACGTGTTCTTAGTGGGAATGATATAAATATCAAGAACACTTAATTATATAGTAATAGTAGTTTTATCTCCCACCAAACTTTTATCCGTTATTTCACATGAGGCAACATTTTATTCGTTATTTCCTTGAGGTCTGCCCGAACGAACAACAAGGAGCAAAGGTAATGTCCTTGTTATCAATAGCATAGCTGCCAGTAGTCCGAGGGCTACCAGCAGCTGTGCCGAGAGGATTAGCCAAGCAAATATGCTTTGTAAGCATCGTTGCCGACTTCGCCAAAGCCAACACGAACGACATGATGAATAATCTTGTCGTTATCGAATTGGACAGGCGTTTGGTCAGAGGCGAAAGGATTGACGTAATCAGTATGCGCAGGAACATACTGACAGATAACATCAATCGTGCCGCCGGCAAACAACGTATTAGCAATATTAGCACGGCCGATGACAGCTGCACTTTCTTGGCCATCAGCCAAAGGTGCAGTCATGTCAGCAACATTCTGTGCGAATATGGCTTGCTTGCCGCTGTTTTTCATAACAGCGGAAACAGCGTAAGTCGAGGTGATAACATTGTGTGTACGACCGAGTTTGACAGTTGGCTGACCGAACGCATCAAGATTGTCATTGTCACGAACATCGCCAAAGACAAACTCTTTAACGACGAAAGTAACTTGCGTATAGGTTTCGTGTGCAGTTGCAACAACGTTGCGAACATGAAGCCCGTTAATACGCCGACAATTAGCGTCAAGTAGCAAATCTTTGATAATGTCGTCAGTTGATTTCTCAACTGGTGCATTATCGGCAAGAGTGTCAAATATGGACGTTTTAGAAGCGTCAGCTTCGGGTGCATCCATAACAACGCCAGCTTGTTTAGCACTGTTACCTAACTCAACTTTGGTTGCAGCGTTACTGCTCTTCGCGCTTGCAGCCTTCTTAGTTGTCTGTGTCATGATAAGTATAATTAATAGCACATAACATCATGTGCAAAATTATATTTGTTATTTCCAATGAGGTAAGCGGAAAAAGAAATAAGAGGAGCATTAGCTCCTCCTATTTAGCGTTTATTATAATAATCCATATATTCATTTGTACTTCCAGCTGTGTCATCAAGTTCATCTCCAACACATTCTTCAAGTACATCAATGTATGCAGTAGCTACATCGCTACGTTGTATCATACAATGAATACAATAAACAAATACTACATTGAATAGAATACTAACAATGCTAACAACAATGATTAATTCTTTCTTTGTCATAATGTTTTCATTTAATAGATTATACATCAAGATTATATTTGTTATTTCCATGAGGTACGGGGGTATTCAAGATGCGTTCCGACAGCCGGGGGAGCCTACATAGTACCTCCCCTCTTATACTCATATATACCATTTTCACTAAACCTATATTCTGCCTCATTTATAGCCTCATTTATAGCCTCATTTATAGCACCATTATTTTTTCTTATCTACAATATTATTATAATACCCCTTATTCTCTCTCACTTACAACATAATAATAAACTCATTACTCTTTTTTACTTTTACCTTTACGAAAATACTTCTTAACAATATCAACTATATTATTTATTGTAATATCTTTTACATAAGCACTTTCATCAATATTATTAGCTAATTCAGAAACACTTTGTTCTTTTTTATTATCATTACATTTAATAACAAAAGGTACTTGTGCATTATCTTTTCTTTTAACTAATTCTTTTACAAGTTTATCAAAATCTACATCTTCAATTCTTGCACAAGGTACACTACCAATAAACTTATTATTTTTAGTATCAAATACACGAGCTTCTTCTACTTTAACCTTAAGTTCTCCCCAATCATAATTCACAATTTTATTCATAATTCTGGTACATTAAAAACACTAACAACTATATTACTATTAATTTTATAATAATCTTTAGCTTCATTAATTTTAGATATTATACCTAAATCTATTAACTCAGTCATTGACGCATCATAAGTATGATGATTAGTATATAATTTTTTAATAACATTCCATTTATCCATATAAATAATAAATGTTTTATCATCACAATAAGTAAGAATATAAATAAGAATACGATAACTAAGTAGATGTTTGAAATCATACTTAAGAACTTCACTTGGATTAATTGTACATCTAATATTCATATCATTATTAAGTTTACCTCTCGTATAACCGGTTCTGTATTTACTATAATAATATATATAATATATATAATAATATATATAATAATATATA